ATCTTCTTCTGAGTTGTGATAGGACCACAGTTCCAAAGAATGTTTGCTGGAGTATTGAAATGACGAGAGTTGTGGTACGAACCAATCTCATACCTGTTGAAAGGCGTTTGGCTTGTGTACTTCTGGAGTTCAATCCACTTGCTTGAAGAAGGGGCCTCTGTCATGATATCGAAGCCTTGACCCGGTGTACCAATGCACATTAGGTTCTGTGCGCCACCTGATGGGTTACTCCAAACATACTGAGACTGTGCACGAAGAATTGCGTCATCTACCATCTCAAGTTTGAACTTATCTGATGTGTCCAGATCTCCCGCCGACGACTTGTCATTAGGAAGAGAAATATAAGGTGTGCTTAGGAAGGCATTGCGAATCAAAAGATCCAATGTTTCCTGTAGAGCACGACCTACGCGTTCCTGAATTAGGCCGCGAACCGCCGAGCGAGAATCACCACCATTGGCTGACGCATTGCGCCAGAATGTGATGTACTCATCGTACTTGTCGTAGGCTGTTGCGAACGCATAGCGAGTGCTGCGAACACGAACCTGCTTTGAGTCAAGTCCGCTTGGAGCAACTGTTGTCATGCGCGGCTCTGAGATTTCCCCAATTTCAGGCTCGAAGTCGAACACCATTGGGAATACCATTTCCTGCGCGTTCATTGGCAGCAATGGCTGAGTTACATAAGGAACCAGACCATTTGAATATACCGTGTTTCGGCGGTATAGCATCTGGAGAGTTGGATCGTACCAAGTTCTCTGGTTCTTATCAATATTTGACCATGGATCCTGTCCATAGTAGGTAAGAAAGGCTGTAGACATTTAGAAGTCCTCGCTAGCGACTTAGGCTAGCTATATATTTCTCATTCAGGGCTTCCCATTCCGCAAATTTACCCGCACTCAATAGTTTGTCCATCTGGGCAAGCAGTGCATCGGGGTCATTACCTGCATCTTTAGCAGGCGGTGGAGTCGAAGCTCCTGCCAAGTACTGCTTGATATTTCCAGTTCCGGCATCTGAGAGTGTGTCAACAAAATCCTTTAGGTAAGTATCTAGTTGCTCACCCTCCAGATCCTGTCTCAAGAGTCCCTTTGCGTCCAAAGCAAGAAGTGTTGGATTTACCTGTGCAATCTTTTGGACTCTGCTAAGCTGGCTCTGGAATTTGGCGGTTTCAGCTTGTGCCTTTTGTAGCTCAGCAGTAGTTTGTTCGAATTGCGACTTGTAAGTAACAGCCTCTTTCTCCTTGGCTTGCAACGTCTGTTTGAAGCCCTCAATTTCAGACATTGCGTTAACTAGAAGATTGGCTTTTGAGTTCCAAGCTTCGCGGTCGGTTTGGTACTTCTTATCAAGTCCCTTATAACGAGACTCCCAATCTACCTGTGGCGCACTCGGCTGAGCGGCGGGTGCGGACGGTTCTTGTGTACCAATATTCGTATCTTCTGGCATGTTAATTTCCTCGCTGTGTATCGGGTGAAAGCGCCGATACAGGCAAGAGAAATATTAACATAACAATTTTGCTAACCTTTCAAATCACGAGACATTGTTTCGTTCGCTTTTGGAGAAACGCCACTTGTGCCATTCTGTGGTTTACCTGCGGCTTCAAGCTGCATCAAAATAACCATATCCTTGGCAATGTCATCCAAGTGCTCGTTAATATCCTCTCCGACAGAAAGGCTTCGAACCGCATGCTTAATAGAAGCGGTGTGGTTGGCAACACGAAGAATCATTTCGTTTACCTGCTCCATCCTGTCTCTTGGCATAATATCTGTCCAATCGACAACGGGCATCAGAGTAAGCATTTTCGCGGAAACGCCCTTCCCCTTTCTGGCTCCAATAATCAAGATCATCTTTGCCATTGTCATGAGAGCGGCTGTCCACTGTGCTCTTTCTTTCTTAATGTGGGAAGTAAGCGCCCATGTCCTAAATGCAAGAGTAAGAGATGATCTTTGAGAGCCTTCATCGGCTCCCCAGATAACAGAAGGAACAGAACCCATCTTCTCGATAAGGTTCCACAATTCCTCTGTGTATCCACTCATCCCATCACTTAGCGTTCCGGTTTCAAATCTTTCTAGTTGTGGACCTTCCTTGCTAAGAGAGTTGGTTCCAAGATCTACCACGGCGGGGAACTTCTCGGAAAGCTTTCTTGTTCTTACCTGAGCAGACACATTGGCCATCCAGTATTCATTACCACTGGCCTGCTTCACGTTGTCCCCCCTGTCTGCCATTGCAGAGTTGAGTTCCATTGTGATTCCTTCTAGTGAAGGAACATGCGACTGTCCATAAAAACCGCCAAGACGAATATAGTGAGGGATATAGATAAACGGAACAAATCCAAACGGGTTTGGACCTTCCATGTCTACAGACACTTTCTCCATTGTGGCTTGAAGAATTGTGCCACCCACTTCAATCTTGTATTTGTCTCTTGTCCAATGCTCATGAAACTGGACAAGGCGCTCATCCGTTTCGACTCCAAATCTTGCTAACGCATCTTCTTTTGATATATCGTAAATCACATGCGCTTCTAGAAGATCTAGAGGGTTCGCAGGATCATAGATTGGGATAAAGAAGTCGGGCAGAATTGGTTGTATCCGAATTGGATTAGGAGATAGCGCACTCACTTGTGGAGAGAACGCCACCTTGAATACTGCGCCACCAAGAATCTGAGATGTAAATCCAGCTTGGTGAAATAGTGTTCCAGCATTCGAGTCTCTTAGAACATTCGCAACAAAATCAGCAGCAACATCACACTCTGGAGTATGTTTGTTGTTTGCATCAACAAAGTTAATTCCGACAATCGAATTTGTATTCTCGCCATCGGCCTCTCCGAATAGCGCATTTGCGTGCTTCTCTGCAACAGCCGCAGGAACGTTGATTTTTAGCGGGAATATCCAAGCTGGCTGAACCTGAGCAGTTGTGTCCGTCTGGTCTAGCTTCCTGCGATCAATCCATCCCCACCAGTCACGATAACGCTGGACTTGTGAAAGCCACTCGTTATATGCGGCAGTATTCGATAAGCCGGGTATTACTCTTTGGCTACCGAATCCGTATGGGGCATTAAGCAGTCCCCAAGGGGTTGATGGAATTGGAACGTCTGTCATCTTGGATTCCTTCTAGTATATCTATTAATATCCACGCGCTCGTCCCTGATGACGGGCGTATTGTGGTCGAGAGTATCGGCCAAATGCCGCAGCCATCGAGCCAAAGCTATTCGCAGTCGTATCATCAATTCCCTCCGGGTACTCTGCAATGAATAATGGAAACATGATATATGCAACCATTGCTAGTGATGATACTATGTCCTGAGGGAGCTTCTTGTCTGGGAGTTGATACTTCCTGAGTTGGTCTCTGATACCGAAAATTTCACTTGGCACTCTGAACCTGCCCTTACCCATCAAAAGCTTTAAGGCAGAGATATAAGTCATCTTCTTAGATCCGGAGAAGTCCATTGGATGAACCGCTATATCTCCCTGAGTAAAGGCTAGTTCTGCCAAGGACTTTTGTGTTCCGGTAGAGTCATATCCCCTGTAGTCCGCTGGAATGGCATACTTGGAACAGAGATAAGCAAACTGGTCAATGAACGTGCCATATTTGCCGCCAGAGTATCCCCACCAAAAGGCGGCGAGTCTAGCTGGCTGCTTGGGGAAGTCGGTAACATCCATTACAACAATTACCGGAGCGTTGCGTGATGGAGGCTCACCAGTACCGGGATCTCCCGCAATGGCATACACGCCCATTGGACGTTTCGGCTCTTCGTAGGTAACAACACCGGCTTCTGTCTCTTCAATGAGAACTTGATCGTTTCCTCTTGCGCGGCTTACCTGATCCTTCTCAAAAGCAACCTCCAGAAGAGAATCAGCAAACTCCTTCCCCATGCGTGGAGGCGGTTCTCCCCTAAGCCACATTCCCTCAAGTCCGGGCGGAATGTTCTGCCGAAGCATTCTCAAATACTCCGGAGTCAGGTATGGATTTTCCGAGTGGAAAACCTTGCGACTCCAAACTCTCTTCTGCAAATCGGGATCCTGCCCATTGTCGTAATACTGCCAGAGGGTGTCATTGGCATAAGCCATGGAGATAAGGGAGAGAAGTCCCATGCGCGGCCTTCCGTCTGGCCTTTCGCCTCTCATACGAGAAGCAAGGCCAATCATGATCTTGGAAAGCTGTGTCTGGCCGTTCTCGTCAATTACATCCAATAGACCGGCTTCGTCCAAGTTAATCCAGTCTCCGGACCACGACTGAATGTTATCCGCGTTATCCGACACGTTCATGAACTCCAGAGTAGAGCCATTAGTAAACGTGTATTGGATATATGGGCGGTATTTGATTCCGGCCTTACCCGGCTTAATGAACTTGGCCCTGAATTGGCTTTCGTCAATACGCTGTCTGATCTCTCTCTCCATCAGACCAGATTGATACTGATTTGGGGCTACGTTCAGGAATCTAAAGAATGGAGTAGTTGCCGCCACATAGCAAGCGAGCATTCCAATGCCAAGTGTCTTGCCCGTTCCAGAAAGACCAATAACTGTCTTCTGCTTTTGCGGCTTTCTCCAGAAGTCAAGATGCCAAGGAAGACAGATGTATCCACGCTCTTCGAAAAACAGCAAAATCCCGTTCTCCATCTTTGGGTAGACGTAGAACGAGACTTCGGCTGTTTCTGCTAAGAACTTGTCTGGTTTGCCGAGAGAAGTCCAATGCTTTAGATATTGATTGTGTCTTACACTGTCTGGGTATACAAGCTGCCCACCCGATTGACTCTTGATGAAATAGTTGGTAAAGACAGACGGATTATTCGCCTGTTGCGCCGCCTGTATTATCTGGAGGTCTGTTTTCGTTAACTGCATTTACATCTACTCGCGCTTTCGATGCTTCCGATGAAAATCCATCCGGATAGCGTGTTCGAAGCTTGAGTATATTGTATTCCATAACTTCTTCGAAAGTTATGTTCATCAAACGCAGTGCTCCCGCGACATAGAACAGAAGATCTCCCAATTCGTTCTTTAGATCTCTGGAAGTGATCTCATGGCCATGGTAAATGGCCTTCTTCATCATATCTGCAAACTCACCGCCCTCTCCCGCGATTCCGAGCGCCCAGAATGCGAAATCTCCGTCCATACCGGGCTTGACTGTACGTCTCGATAGCTGGCGGTATTCTTCTGCTGTCATTGTTGTCATTTGTTACCTTTTTCCTGAAATTGAGAGCAAACTGCCACTTGTCTCTCATGATTAGTGTGCGTCTGCCTATTCTTGTCATTCGAATAAGTGATGGAGTAGTCATCTTTGCTAGAAACACCGAGAATCCGTTTCGTCGGTAGTTAAACACAATCCCCGCCACTCTCCACTCTCCAGAAACGAGCATCCACATCTTAAATAGACCATTCGGTAGGTCTGCATACCACTTTCCGGGCTTGCACCAATGCTGCTTCATAGTTTTAATCCATATTTGTCTCGAATCCAATGAAATATGTCGCTGATAGCCAATCCCACCACAAAAGCTAGCGACGGAAGAGCTAATAGGTGAATCCACTGACTGCTATTCGGAATATTACTTAGCAACAGATAGATTATGTAAACAATGGGGCTGATGTATAAGATCCGCGTTAGTGTCCCGATGATCGGTGTGTGACTGATACCTCTATGCTTCATTAGTAAAGCATAGGGCAACCAGTAAGTTACCCAAGGAATTCCCCACGCATAGGATACAGGTGGAAGCATCTTGATAATCTTCCACTTTCCCCAAATAAGCATTTCTTGGTCATAGTCTGGGGACCAGTAAGCCCCGGCAATACATCCGAATGCCAAACACACACCAAGACCCGGAAGTTCTAATGCTGACCCAATCAAAGTCCCAATAATCAATAGGGGAACCGATACTATGTACGAGATACGGGCATGTAGATACCCATCTATTTGCTTCATTAATTCATTATACAAAGGAGATGACGAAATTACAACCAACGATCCAACAATCCACTACTTCAACAGATACTACATAGAGAATGGAGAGAAGAAGACCCTGCTTTTTTGGTCCCCAGAAAACACCAGACTGGCAGATGTAGAACCAGAGAAGATTAAGGAGATGCGCCCACATATTATTCTGGATGGACATCCACCCTACGAACGTCTTGCAGAAGTGGCAGAAGTCCAACACCGTTTGTTTGTTAAATGGCTGGAAACGGAAGCATTAAAGGAACTAGAACTGGAAGCAGCCAATAGAACAACTATTGGCTTTTTGCCCAAGGAGAAAGATGGTCCTATCGACAAGAGCGCGTGAAATATTGGAAACCCTAAGAGACGAGCGAGATACCGCTCACTTTGCAGATATTGACCCGCCGTATTGGTATCTCGGAAATACTCAGCAAAGAATAACCGCAACAATCAACAGGCTAGAGAAAGAGGGATACATTAAGATCTACTATAAGGGAACACAACTTGCGGTTGAGGTGCTAAATGCCAAAGAGAATCCAAAGAAAGAGAACTAAGGGCTGGAAGATGCCAGAAGGCGCTGTCTATGTAGGAAGACCCACAATCTGGGGGAATCCCTACCGGGTTAGTAAGTATGTAACTCACGAGAAGGCGGTTAATGCATACAAGGCGCTTCTTCGCTCCGAGTTTGGCATCGAGTCGCTTAATACGACTCTTCCAAAGCTGAAAGAGGCGCTTGCTGGCAAGGATTTGGCCTGTTGGTGTCCACTAGATCAGCCTTGCCACGCAGATATTTTGTTAGAAATCGCAAATTCCTAAAGGGAATCATTACTTCATGAAGAAAATCGTTATTTTCCACTCGCAAAGCGTAACTTTTGAGTTCGATCCGGACGGAAATACCACTTCCGTCCGAACAAGAGTTGAATTTTCCAATACAGAACGAAAAATCAGCTATGTTGACGTAAAACCATGGCCAAAAGACGTTGAAGACACCGAACTTTGGACCTATTTTCTGGCGGAAAGGCGTAAATTCGACTCAGAAATGAAAAAATACGCTGTGGAGGACTAATGGACATGAAACTCATCGATGGACATATGACACGTTTTTGGAGATAAATATGCTAAAACCAACAAAAGTAATGGACATTCCCGCCCCCTTTGTTTCTTATCAATGGAGAGCAGCCCTGCTAAGCGTCCCAGAACGCTACCATCCCCATGTCGGGAACGTTCAGTTAAAGGAATTCAGGACAGAATACACCGTATTCTGGGAATACGAGATGACTGTCCACAACAAAAAGAGGAAAAAGGTGGGTGAAATTCGCGTAAAGGACGATAAGCCACAATTCCGCCTCCGCTGGCAGGATGCAGATGGACTATACAGATTCCATACAGTTTCCGAAAGGGAATTTAGGTCACATATCCTAGGATGGTTCGCAAAATGAGCAGAATCTTTCAACTTCCCGATAAATATCAACGCTTCCTTATGGAAACTCGTATCATCATGCCTAAATATGGCCCAGGAAGAGCCGAATACTACCTTGCAAAGTCTCCTGACTCCTCGGTGTGCGCCTATATCTCCCTCTCGGAAGACAAAGGGATAGAATTTAATCTCTGGACTAAATTTGCTGATTCTGCTGGCTATCTTACTGTCTCTTGGGGGGTCTTTGATGAATATTTCGGATTTTAGCAAGAAAGAAATAGAGATTCTTGCTACTGCATGGCTGGCAGAACAAGAATTCTGGCTTCACTCCCAAAGATCCCCTCTCCTAAGAGAGAATCCTCATGACGGAAAGAGTTGGGAAGCGGACAGAAAGAAGTATATAGAAGAAGGACAGGCACTAGAAGCCGCCTTTAGAAACACGAGACTAGCCGCCTTTGCTCTCCTACCGGCCTCGCGTTAATCATGAATACTGAATGGAAAGAAATCAATGAAGATTATGTCGTTTCCAGCAACGGAAAGGTCATAAGCCGGAAGTTTGGAAGAATCCGATACCTAAAACCTGCAACCAATAGGTGGGGCTATCAATACGTTGCTTTGTGTATGAATGGAGTAAAAACCTATCGCAGCATACACAGACTTGTCGCACTCGCTTTTCTTGGATCTGTGGAGGGAAAAGAAATCAACCACAAAAACGGAATCAAAAGCGATAATAATGTTGACAATCTGGAATGGGTTACATCTAGCGAGAATAAGTATCATAGCTATAAATCCCTTGGACATAAACCGGCAACTGGCGAAACAAACGGCGCTTCAAAACTAAAAGAAAGCCAAGTACTCGATATTCGCAAAAGACACTCTTCCGGAGAATCAATAAAATCCATTGCTTCCCTCTATAGAATACATCCAAATCACGTTAGTAAGATAGCTAATTTCCAACGATGGGGATGGCTCACGCGAAGCTCCTAGAAAGTTTGTGGGGTATTAGTAATGATCCCAAGTCACTAAAAGTGAACAGGGGGGTCATAACCACACATTCATACAGGAGATACATGGAAATCAGAACCAAGAGCGGAAAGCTTGTCGAGATGCGCGGGACGAAGGTAATGGCAGCATATCGTCTCGCAAGCGACCTGCGCGCAACGGGGAAAGAGCCGAGTGCAGAGCAGGTGGAAGTGCTCCGGTGGGTTGAGACAACCACGGAGATGGACAGACTGGCCATGGCCGATATCGTCGGCAACAGCATGTTCATGACCTACAGCCAGCAACTGGTGGCGGCGGTGTGGATTTGGTGTGATCGGGCCATTGAAGCACATGTGAACCGGCAGATGTAGTTCTGTCGGATAAAAGGGCAGGGGAAACTCTGCCCTTTTATTTTTTTATTCTCTTACATTGACTGAATAGCAATTCAGCTATTCGTCTATATCCGTAGGAGGATAAAATGTTGGATCTAATCGTTTCGTTGGTTGAGTTCTTTCGTGACAATGGCGTGGGCGACGTGACGCGAGCAGTAGACGTTGCCAAGGTCACAATCTGGTGGAACAACAAGTTTGAAGGGGAGAAAGTCTCCTTCTCATCGGCACGCATGGCCAACTGCTGGTTCTGGAACAAGCAGGACAGCATCCATTGGGAGGCTGCTATCGAAGCCGCCGTTCAGTAGTCTCTATAAAAGGGGGGAGAATGCCGATCCCCCCTTTTATTTTTTTATCTCCTGTGATAGCAGTATCCCCGTGTGGGGGAGTGCATTAATACACTAGGAGGTGTATTGTGGCAGACAACACGAATGTCTGGAGGGCTTATCAGCTCTTCGATGGGACGATCATCCTTCAAGAAAAGGGATCTCCCAAGACGGACGATGAGAAGACCTTTATCTCAATCGTTTATGGTGATCGCCATACGGCAACTCTTGCCGCAGAGGAGATCGTTGACCGGGCCATTGATGCCCTTGAGGATCGCTACTGCGATTAGCATGGGCAATGACTGAGGGAGGACTGCCACTCCCTCTTTTATTTTTTTATCTCTTTGGATAGCTGTGTCATTCAACATGGCCAAAGGAGAAATATGTATAAGTCCGTGTCCGTTCCCAACCCCAATGGTTGGATCTTCAGTCGCTTTAGCGGTAGGAAGCGCCACATCAACGGGATTGAGCATCACTTCAAGACCTTCCCTGAGATTGAAGTGGTTGGTTCCCACTATTGGGGAAAGAATGATGGGATGAAGGACTATCCCATTGGCAACCGGCAACGGTGGGTGAAGCGCCGCACGCAGGAGCGCTGGCAAGCAAGGGTCATCAAGGCTCAGATCCGCGTCAGCGTCTCCCTCTAGTTGTCCAGGAGAGTGTAGAAATACACTCTCCCTTTTTTATTTCTATTCGGAAAGTCTGTGTATTTTATTTTTTTACATAGGCCATCCGGCCAGCGTAGTCCATGCGCTTCATGGACACAACATGATTACTCTAGGAGGTATATCATGAGCTTCATTGATACAGAGGTCATTCTGAGCCGCACCGCGAAGGCTGAGTTCAACAGCAGCCGGAAGCCCAAGGGCGACCACCGAGAGGTGGCGCTACCGGCCAAGCGGCGGTTCAAGCAGACCCCGCCCCCGCCCATCGAGGTTGAAGAGGACCTGCCGAGGTTCCAAATCTGGCGCAAGAACGAGAGCGGGGCTACGACATGGGTTCTGGCTCCGCTAGGCGAGGTCAGCGACACACTGGCCATTCAGTTAGGCTGGTGGTCATTCGGTGAACCATTTCCCGCCTTGGACATGGAGGATGGGAAGATCATCGCTCGCAAGATGATGCTGAATGAGGAGGAGGCTGAGCAGTCGGCTTGGCTCCAGAAGCTCCATTAGCATGTCGGGAGAACTAGGTAGAAATACTTAGTTCTCCCCTTTTATTTTTTTATTTCCTTCATTGGTCAGAGGGACCAGTTTCCCTTGCACTCACCGTCTTGGTGTTGCATTGGTATAAATCTGGTTCCCGACCAATAGGAGGCATTCCAAATGTCTATCAAGAGCTTCTTCCGCCCCGCCAACACGAACAAGACCATCGCTGAGGGTCAGTCGGTGGAGGCGACGGAGCGGGTGCGCCGGTACGCAATCGGCGTTGATGGCCGCATGGCGATCTTGAAGGGTCAGAATGGTTACAATGCGAAGCAACTTCGCACCTACCGGACTGACAAGGATGTCACGGGGAACAAGGTTCTCACGCCCCTGTCCCGACATCTGGGCGTCCCCAGGAACGCGATTCTGGCTCGCGTGACTGGCTATGTCACGAAGCCGAATCCGGAGTTCCCCATGCCTGCCGCCCCCGAGGGTTTCGTGGCCCTGCTCGTGGGGATCAACGCGGTTTCGTTCTACGATGATGGGGAATGCGTCCCCGTTCACGACTCGACCGGCAAGTTCAAGAGCATCTGGACCTGGATGCTGGTGGCCAAGAAGACCGTGGAGGACTTCAAGGCGAACGAGAACGGGGGGTTCGACTTCACGCAACCCGGTACCAAGGTGAAGTTCTACCATGTGGGCGATTCGTCGGTGGTGGGCGCGATTGAGTTCAAGGCCCCCATCGGTGATCGCGTCCCCGGTATGGCGGCAGAGGTTGCCAAGCTCAAGACTGAGGGCGAGGTGGCCAAGCCGGAGAAGATGACCGGGGCTGACTGGAAGGCTTTGGGCGAGTATCTGTCCGCCGAAGCCAAGAGCGCCAGCGGCTACACTTGGAAGTAGCCTAATCGGGGGAGAGGGCTAATAACTCTCTCCCCCACTCCCTATGCAAATCGAAAGCTCCGATCTAAGGAACATGACAATCAAAAGCGTCATGTTCTTCCCGGTACTTGGGTCTATCATCATCGATGGATCTAAGCACATCGAAGGATTTGTTTCCCCTGCTTTCTGGCAGGAAATCCGAAGCAGGCTGTGGATGAAAATCCCTATTTGTATTCAAGAGACAGCGAAAACAGTCCACGGTCCTAACGCGAACAAGGTCTTTCGCGCAATGGGACAATGGGTCCAATATGGTCCGCTCTCTTGGGTGGATGGGATGGTCTTGGCCACGGTCAAGGAGGACGTTCCATTTATCGAGATGAGTGAGCCGCAGAAGATGGCAGAAGCCGCTCGGATGGCGGGAAGAGTACGCATCATGGCTGAGTAGTAAATAGGTGGGCCAACAACCCACCTATTTATTTTTTATGGCCGGGTCTGATTCCGGCCATGTCTAGGCCAACCTATTTGGACTAGCACATGAACCAAGTCAGATCCCTACCGGGCTTGCAAGAGTCTGGTTTGGCCATAAATGTGCAGGCTTTCGGCCTTATGTGCCCATTGGGGCTAAGGAGTTGTTCACATGATCGGCATATACATCGAAGAGCAAAACATCGGGACTGTTTATTGGTTCCACCCCCATCAGGAGTGGAGAGGGGCAGTGGAGATGGCTCTCCAGCACCAAATGGCAATCGTCACAGTTGTCAATGCTCCCGCCCTTTCCTTCGTCGGCCTTCTTCTCATGGCCCAGAAACTCCAGCAGAATGGGGAGTTTCTGGCCGGAAAGCTCCAGATCGACACAGAAGAGGGGCAGTACACCTTCCAAGGACGCATCTGCTGCCCATGCGGAGATCCATTCTGTCCCAATCGTTTCCTGCACATGCAACAGGAGCTTGGTATTGAATAGAGGCGCGTAGGGAGAATGTGAGAGAGGGTGATACCACAAACATCCTCTCTCATGTATATCCTATGTGAGTAGTGGATTGTTGGTAGTGTTGTATTTCCAAGGGATATCACAGATGTTTCTTGGAAATATTATGTAAAGTAGCGTGGTAATACACGCCATTAGGAGGTCAATCATGTTGATTAAGGTTGAGATTTCATCAGAAGAGCGTGTGTACATTCCCATTGAGTTTGAGCAAGTTCAAACGTTTGCGGTCGATAACAAGGTAGTTGTGGTTGGGTATATCCGCGAAGAGAAGGACTTGGCGGATTGGCTTTGCGCGGAGGAAGATGACTCTCGTTTCCGGGTGGAAATCCATCTGAACGTTCGGCAGGCAAAGAACTTGATGGGCTTTCTTGAAGGACGGAAACCCCGAAAGCACGAGTTGGACATTAACTTCGATTGGATTGGTAACAGCTAGGAGGTAAATCATGAGATATGTGGAAAAGAGACTGACCTGTTTGCTTTCTGTTGCGCGAATGAACGCTCATAGGAATGGGCTGTTCTTTGGTGCGCGTTCGAATACTCCTTATGCGAAGGAGGCAAGGGAGTATTTGGAAAACGCGGAGAACATGATGGCGTTGGGGCTTTGGGGAACTGGTCTTATGTTTCTCAAGAGAGTTAGTCATCTGATCTATTGATTTTCCAGCGGGAAATAGGAGGTGAATCATGAATGCTTTGATTGGGTTTCTGATACTGACAATGATTGTGTGGGCCGTAGCATGGCTTATCCGCATGTTTGGCTTGCCCAAGGAATAGTATGTGGACTATTCTTATTGTTGGTGGGCTGCTCCTAATTACCGTGATTGTCATTCCTTGCGTTGTGGAGGAACGTAAGGAACACAAGCGCCGCAAGATCTTTTGCGAGTGGGACTTGGAGAAAGGTGCTCGCTGGCAAATGCTCGGTTTGATAAAGGAGGACAGAGAACAAAGCGATGCAGAGTGGATCATTTTCCGGCGGGAAATGTTGAGGGAGAACTTGGCTACCTTAAGGAGGTTGCAACGTGAATACGAACAAGCTGGCGGAGAATTTCCGCCTGACAGCAAGTATTGAAGATGGTTGGGTAGTAATTCGTGATAAGTATGATCAGATTATTACCCAAAAGCCCGGAACAAGCTCTGCTTCAATTGCAGAGGCGTTCATCGAAGCAGATCTCATCATGCGTGGGGAATACGTTCCTACAATGGAGGAATAAATGATTTATGTGATTCTCGGATTGATTCTCGGTGCATTGGCTGTCATAGCGGGATTGATTCTGTGGACAGCTTTGAGCAACAGGAATTTCTAGTAAAGGAGGATACATGAGAACGTTTCTTGTGGGAGGTGCAGTTCGTGATAAGTTGATGGGCATCAAACCCAAAGACTTGGACTTCGCTGTTGAGGCGGAGTCTTATGAGAAGATGAGGCAAGGTCTTTTGGATCAGGGATTCAAGATCTGGCTTGAGAGTCCTGCGTTCTTTACACTACGATGCTCTATTCCCAATGGGCATTGGGGCAGAGAGTACGGGAAAGACGCAGACTTTGTTCTGTGTCGGCGCGATGGGATCTACACCGATGGGCGTAGGCCCGATAGCGTGGGAGTTGGGACCATTCTTGAAGATCTTAAGAGGCGAGACTTCACGATGAATGCAATGGCTATTGCGGAGGATGGCACATTGCTTGATCCCCATGGCGGCAAGGGAGACTTGGAACTCAAGCTCATTCGCTTTGTGGGTAATCCTACTGAGCGTATCTTTGAGGATGGTTTGCGGGTGTTGAGAGCGCTCAGATTCAGCGTAACCAAAGAAATGAAATTCGCAGGAGCAACAAGGAGTGCTCTTGAGTCAGATGATGCTGCGCGTTGTTTGGCGCGAGTCGCAGACGAACGCATTTATGAGGAGTTGAAGAAGATGTTTGTCAAAACTCGCACATCCTTGTCCTTGCTGAATGAGTTCCCAAGGATTAGGCGTGTGTGCTTTCAGGGCAAGGTTCGCCTAATGCCCACAATGGAGACTGTATGAGTCGGAATATCATCGTTGTTACTGAGCAGAATCGCAAGGATATTGAGCAGATCATTCCCGTTCAAGTTGGTATTGGGCATGTGATTGCTTTTGGAAATGATCGCGCCCTTGGCTATTGGGCAGATGTGACAGACCCAATAGCGAAGATGATTGGGCCTATTGGGAAACCGATGAGGTCTTCAACAAACGGTTGCCCAAGTCAATCGAGACTGTCTTCAACCTTATGAAACTGCCACATCGTGTAATTGCATAGGGGCCTACCGGCCTTAAAGAGGAGGTAGTGTGACAACTGCTTTGAACAAAAGTATGGATACTGTCAAGCGAAAGCTTGACGAGTCTGTCGAAATGCGCTCTGCGTACAAAAAGAGCGTAACTGAAAGTAGGCCTACCGGCCTTAAAGAGGGAGTGAAAGCTCCATTGAAGCAGACAGAAACGCTTATTACGGATGATGCGGGGATCGACTTGGTTCCCGACTTGTCCGAATATGAATAGTGGCCTACCGGCCATTAAAGGGGATATTCCCCACAATTTGCCCGTAAGGGCGCAAAATCCCGTAATGGGAAAGGAGATACTAATGGATATCAAGACTTTTACTGTGCCCGTTCTGGTTGACCTGCATGCTGAGCGCCAGCCCGGTTTGCCGCCCCTGTACACCAAGGGTGGCCCTGCCGGTGATGGCGTGAAGCCGCTCGGTCAGCGTGGCAACCTCTTCGCTGAGTTCTGGTGCTCAAGCACCAACAAGGGCGAAGATGGCAAGCCGATTCCTTCCCCGATGCAGACGGTGCTCGGCGTGAAGCATCTGGCATACGCCAAGGGTCTGGTTGTGGACAGCGGACGCTTGAAGATCGAGAATGTTCAGGCGATTGATGAGGACGGTGTGATTCGTCCCGCAGTGTCGATCCCGGTCAGCGTTACCACCATTCAGGTGGAGCTTGATCCGACTCCCAAGCAGATCGAAATGGGCGCGATTGCCGTTACGGGTTCCAGCGAGAGCGCCAAGATCCTGCGCCGGACCAATGGCCGCGCTGTCGGTTCGCTCAAGCCTGCTGATGCTAATGGGAAGCGGTATGCCCACAGCTTTGTGGTGCATGTCGTTGTTCCGGCTGAACAGGCTCGGAAGTTCGATGTTGCGGCTCGTCGCCAGATCGAAGTTACGGACATGCATGACATTGAGGGCGCTCCCGGCTATGTGCGCGGCACTTGGGTTCAGATCACGAACATTGATGCGACTCTCGATAAGAACAAGGGTGAAGTTGCTTCGCCTGAGAAGGGCATGAAGATCGGCAGCGAAGTGGACAACAGCGGCATCAAGGCGTTTACGGAGCCGGAGTTCGTTCCGGCACAGCAGTAGTGTAGTTGGCCGGTGGGTAGAAATATCCACCGGCCTTTTCCTCTTTTCCGGTCAGAAATGATCTATGTAGAGCGGTAGCTCAAGGAGAAAAGTGGCAAAGTTCCCCGATACGATGACGATTATCGTCAAAGATACGGAGCACGATGGCTTGGCCTTCTGGAAGTGGCCAAGGAAGAACTACTGCACGAATCTCTTCTTCCAACACGGGATAGACCACATCTATCTCGATTTCGGAGCAATCAAGAATCGTGACGTGTGGGTTCCCAAGCATTGGGATCGGATTCTCAAGTGGTTGGGAGAGAATGGATATGGGCGGTACGAGTTGCGTGGGCATGGTCAGAACGCAAAGACCGGACTCATGCTCATGATTAACAAGAAGCAGCGTCATATGTTCGAAGCGCATGAGGATGCAATCCGATTGGGCGGACTGTTCGGTGCGCCTCTTTGGTATGGAGTGCAGAAGCGGAAGGATGTGATCGTGCTTCTCGTTCCCGACAACTGGCCGGGATGCGGAGATGGATACGGTGGAGCGAAGTGGCTCAAGTCCCCATTCCAGTTCCGCGCAAGTGCCTTCATTGGCACGAAGTTCGAAGAGGGATTTGGTATCAAGGGGCAAATCGGGAACACCGTATACATCCCTGATGGAATCGACATGGTTCTGCCAATTTCCACTGTGAAAGGCCCAACCTTGGCCCTACTCAAGAAGATGGTCAAGGAAGAGTCGAAGTACGGTGATATGGCGGAATATCCGGCGTTCAAATTGAACAATCTGCGGATTGGTTACATGGCGCAGGCGAACAAGGGCAACATGCGAATGGGCTACATGGTTGCTCAACACTGGCCCGATTACATCTATGATGCAATGCACGATGATGTAGCTGCCGCCGCAGAGCGTGTCCGCAAGTTCAAGGAGGATCCTCTGTCCTACCTTGAGAAGGAGCGTGTCAGGGACGAAAATGGGGAGTTGGTGGACTCCTATCTGCTAGAGGATGATGACGGTGAGGAGACACAGGGCATTGAAGCCATTCTGCCGCAATACGCAAAGTATGTGTTCCGGACTGGCGATAAGAGCCTGTTGTATACCAAGACAATTGCTCGCATCATCCAGAATCAGATCGCGCAAATGTCGCAGGATGCGATTCTGACTGGTGGCAAGAAGCTGCTCAGTGCAGTTGCCATGCCCATTCCAGCCCAGATGTATGGCAAGGCGAAGCTTGGCGTGATCTATCTCCATCCGAAGATGATGGGACCGTTCCGCGCAACAGGTGTGGCTGGTGTTATCCGACACCCGTATCCGTCTGAAAACGCTGGTGTAAGCGTGCGAGTTGAGGCGGATCCTAGCGTCCCACTCCTGAATGATGCGGGACAGGAAGTGCGGAATGTGTGCTTTATTCAGGAAACCTTGCGAGTTACCGGCGTGGACTTCGACATGGATTCGCTTGGTCTACTGTCTGTTCCTCACAAAGACTCGTGGGAGATGATGGTTCTGGATCGGTGGGCCATGTTGCCACCGATTGCTACTGGTGGTGAACGAGTAGCATCCAGCGTTCCGCCGAAAGACTACATGGAGGCGTGGTGCAACGCCGCTGCCGGAGACATTGGGCTTATCACGAACTTGAAGAGTCGGCTTGCTGCCGCTCGTCATTGGGTAGATAAGTCGTGGTGGCCTCTGATTCAGGAGACGGATGACAAGCTCTCTGTAGAACTGCAAGCCGCCGTGGATCAGGCTAAGCATAACCAGAAACCCGACAAGCAGGTTATCAAGGATGCTCAGGAACTGTTGGTGAAATTGAACTCCATTCCCGAAGATAGCTCATACATCCGTCTGCTTGGCAACAAGCCGGAGCGATGGTGGGCGTTCAACAAGGCAGGGAAGTTCAATGCGCCAGATCCTGAGGCGTTGTCTCTGCGGACTCCACTCGGACGACATGTGCGGAAGCATCTTCCGCTCATTCCAAGCAAGGGGATGGAAGTATGGGCGAATAGCTTCTTCGTGAACAAGATCAAGGAGCGCCCCGGTCCCGGCTATAACGCTGGAGTGGCGTTGTGGAAAGAGATGGGAACCCATCTGGAAGTTATTGCGAAAGCTGGCTTCTACTGGGAAGAGGCGAAGGAACGTCGCGCAGACGTTGGGAAGTGGTGGACTTCTGTATGGGCGGAGCTTGCAGAGGGAGATCAGACATTCCTTGAGCAAGCAACCAGTGCGATCTGGCGCTTGGCGTTCATGACAGACGAAAGCAATCAGAACCGGCTGTGGGGAGCGCATCTGCCCACGATCTTTCGGTTGCTTGAGCAGGATCTTCCGCGTCCGACAACTGGCGATCTTCCACCACCGGAGCCGATTGATGTTAAGGGCCGCTTGATTGGAATTGGTCTGAACAAGATCAAGTCTGATGCGATTCTTGAGGTTCGCGGACTTCGAAATGGCGTGAACGCGAGAGGAGAAGTCCATCAATATGTGCTGACTGACGACAATCCAGAAATGGGTTGGATGGTTGTTGACGCTACCTTGCCGGATGGATTCAAGGGGCGATTGCGTGTCAAGCCGCAATGGAATGCCTCTAGCTCGTTTCAAACTTGGTAGGAGGATTTATGTGGACACTGATTTTCTGCAAGAAGGATGCTTGGGATAATCAAGAGGAGCGTGAGATAGCAAAAAGCAATCCTCATGTGCACAATGAATTTGAAGATATCCTGGAAATGGGAATAATCTGTAAAATTCAGTTGCATGTTTACCGGGCTGGTCGCGCAAGACTTGACCAGCCCAGTCATGCTCCAATGGAATGGAGTCATCCATATGTCCAGCGAACGGTCAGGGATCTCAAGAAAGATTACAAGGAGTCCATGAAGGATTTTATGTGGGCAGATTCTCAGGGATTTGCATCCGGGGATTTGGACTGTGACAATGCATGGTATGAAATTAGAGATTCTAATGGAATACCTATTGACAGGTTCGTGCAGTTCTGATACGATACTAAAGGCGTGGTGTTAGGGATACCGCTACTTCAAAAACTATCTTACAGGTTCTGCCGAAAGGCAAGCTGCGGTCCCGTAAATTTCCCGCCGGAAAAGTAAAGTAGGGTGGTGTCAGTGGACGGTTACTTCACTTGTAATGACGAGTCCCAAGTTCGAATCTTGGCATCGCGGTGGAAACGCCCCGGTGTAGCTTAGTGGCAAAGCGCGAAAAATACTGTCTGCGTCCTTTCCCCCTCAAAATGAATACAAGAAGTGGTGTTAGTGATCGGATACTTCATCCAAATCTTTTGGTCATTGGTTCAAATCCAATTTTCCCCGCTCTTGGGGAAATAGCTCAGCTTGGTAGAGCAAAGGACAAACAAGCCCGATTGCGATCATTTCCCTTCTGAACAACAGAATATGAGTGGTGCTAGTTCACTGTTACTTCAAAAGAATTAGGCTCTTTGCCGAAAGGCACGAAAAACAACAGTGGGCGCTCTTTCCCTCAGAATGTAAATACGCGGTGGTGTAGAGGACGGTTACTTCTAACTTGAAAATGGATTGCCGAAAGGCTACCCGTTCTCGCTCTTTCCCCGCTAAATCTGAGGCTCTGCGAAAGCAGAGCCTTTTCTATGGAGGTTACTCATGGCTTCAATCAACAAGCGTGTAGTGTCAAAGGCTCCTGTTACCCATAATGGTGGACAGGCAGATCGAATCAGCAATTATGAAGCGCTTAAGCGCTCTGTTATGACTGCAATGCTCGGAGAGAATAGTTTCTACGAGAGTGGCGAATCTTTGAAGGTTCGCATCATGGAACTGTCCAAGAAAGTGGATGCCATGAAGGTTGCGGAATTGGCGGTAGATGCTCGTGAGAACGGGAAGCTTCGCCACGTACCGCTCTGGTTGGCAGTATGTCTTGCTCGTAGGAGCAAGGAAATCAAGATCGCGCCACTCTTGGCGCGGATTATTCGTCGCCCAGATGAGATGGGTGAGTTTCTTGCTCTTCTCAAGGAAGCAAATGGCAGGGAAGTTCGTAAGCCATCTGGCGGCATCAAGCTTCCCTCACAGGTCCGCAAGGGTTTGGCGCTTTCTTTTGCTGGATTCAATGAATACCAGCTTGCAAAGTGGAAGGGTAACAGGGATCAGATTCGTCTGATTGATGTTCTCCGCATGGTTCGCCCAGTTCCCGACAATGAAGACATGGCGGCTCTCTGGAAGCGTCTCAAGGATGGCAAGCTAGCCCCACCAGACACTTGGGAGCGTCGTCTCTCTGCGGGAGAGAAGAAGGAAAAGGTATGGACTGATCTCCTAAACGCTCCAAAGGACAAGGGACTTGGATACATGGCTCTCCTCATGAATCTACGAAACATGAAGAATGCCGGTGTTCCGAAGGATCTTGTTGCGGGGCAGTTGATTCCACGCGCTCGGAAGTCGTGGGCACTTCCATTCAGGTTCATTTCTGCAAGGGATGCTGTTCCTGAATGGAAGGACATTATTGACCTTGCAATGCAGGAGTCGGTAAAGGGATTGCCGCGTTTGATGGGTAAGACCATTCTTCTTGTGGATCTTTCAGGAAGCATGGTTGGTCCAATCGTTGGTAAGAGCAAGCTGGATCGCCGTGATGCGGCTTGTGCTCTTGGCATTCTGGTTGATGGTGTTTGCGAAAATGCTGCGATCTACGGATTCAGCACAAATATCGCTCTCGCCAAGGGGCCAAAGAAGAATGCCAATCTTGCAGGTTTCGAGCTGTTTGACGCTATCCAGCGCTCAAATAGTGGTGGAACCAACGTTGGCTACTGCGTTGAAGCGGCGATTCGTGAGAATCCAGACGCAGATCGAATCATTGTCATCACGGATGAACAGTCCAGTGATCGTGTGTCTTCTCCAAAGATGCGTGGTTACATGGTGAATGTTGCCAGCTACCAGAACGGTGTTGGTTACGGCGGCAATTGGACTCATATCAATGGGTTCAGCGAAAACGTTTTGAGCTTCATTTCTGCTCTTGAGAATGGAGTTATCACAGGCACAGAGGATGAGGAGGAATAATGACAACTTTTGCAAGGATCGACTTTTCGAAATTCAAAACTCAGTATGCCACGACCGAGAAACAGGTCAAGCGTACCGATGATCTCAAACAGAAGAAGGCGCGTATCGCTCTGGCGGCTATTAAAGCCGCACGAGCCAAGGAGCATAACAAGGCTCGTTTCCGGCATCTGCTTCCGCGCTACAAGGCGTACGTTAAGTGGTGCGAGAACGATCAGGAGCGAGTCTACACCGCAAGGTGGGTGATGCGTCTCTTTGATTACGTGGTTGAACTCGGTTACCAGCCGGAGAAGTGGGATCAGCCAAACGACAGCCTTTGGGCGTGGAAAGAGTGCCTGCTTGCGTATTCTCGGCACCGCATCAAGGAACTGAGCTAGGTAAATTGGGGAAGAGGGGAAACTCTCTTCCCCTTTCCACAGGAGGAACATCATGAGTTACTATTCCAATACTTTCCGAACGGAAATTGAAGATGCTCGCAAAAGTGCGCGAAAGGCCATTCTGAAGGGAATCATTGACTGGTTCAATAAAAAGAGCGTGGTTTCGTTTTATTATCCCACCACCCGAGACATGGAAGAACTTCGCGCAAAGATGAAGCTCGCTGACTACATACATACACGTGATGGCGGAGAATGGTACACAAAGGCGCAACTCCGACAGGGTTCCCCTGAAATTATCTGCACATACCATGGACTCCAAGAGTTTGTGACCAACGAGTATTGGAAGCTTAGCGCATAGCCCTACCGGACTTAAAGGAGGTTCCGATGAGTAGACTTTGGTTTCTAGGTGACGTACATGCAAAGTTTGACAAAATGGAGCCTCTTGTCCGGAAAATAAAGGCTCCGATTATCCAAGTCGGAGATTTTGGTTTTGGCTTTGCGCCACTGCCAGAGCAGCCCAATAATCTTCGAGTTGTCTGTGGCAATCATGACAATAGAGGAGATACCTATGGGTGGGATAATGTGTATCGGCATTGGGATTATGACTTTGTTGCCGGAAAGCCCGTGTTCGTGATTTCGGGTGGCTATTCTGTTGATCGAGACAGGAGAACAATAGGCATAGATCTTTGGGAAGATGAAGAAATGAATCTCCCGATGATGCAGAGATGCCTTGACTACTATCGAAAAGTCAAGCCCAAGTTGTTGGTGAGTCATGAACCGCCAACATGGGTCAAAGAGAGTCTTGGATTTAAAGGATCTAGAACATCGGACCTAATTCAAGCGTGTCTTGAGATCAGCAGTCCAGAACTTCATGTTTTTGGACATCTACACAAGTCTTTCCAGTGGGAAAGGAATGGGTGTCAATTTAAGTCTCTTGGAGAGCTTGAGTTGTGGCATCCCTAGGAGGATTTTATGAACTACAGGGAGATCAGAAAGGACAAGGTAGCCGCTGCCCATTATGATCAGTGGATTAAGGACAACCCCGACAAAGCTGATGCCATGGGAGAGTTGTCGGCTGATCTTGAGGCAACAATCGCGACAATCGCAGTCTTTCATGGAATGGGATTGGTTGCATTCATTAAGGATGAAGCCGAAAGAAACATTAACCAAATTCTGGAGAAGATGGAAGCTTTGGGATACAAGTTTCTGCTCAAGGAGGAGTGATGGGAATGATGAATCAAAGGGAGGAGCAGATTGTTCATCTGCATCACTCACAGGTGCAGGACTTTTTTGCTATCGCAGAAGCGATTCGCAAAGATTATCGTGACTACGCAACGGGTATTAAGTGTCCCGTTTTGACTCGCGGAGACATTGCGGATCGGTTTCGCGGGTTTTGGGATGTTCACAAGAATCAGTACTCGTTTCCTGGGTACACAAAAGTAACGGTAAAGAAGATCGCCCTAGAGGTGGTTCGCTATTACCATGGGGAGGTGGCAAATGTTTGATCTTGCACAAGCAAAGACGCTTATTGAGACTATTGTGTTATTGATTATATCGTTGTGGACATTCAAAACACGATCCGATTGGAATCAAGATGGTCCAATCTGGCGGGTTCTCAATATCTTCATCATCATATTCCTTATCTGGCAGTACGTCACTCTTCGCGGAATGAAGGTGACAGTAGGAGGTTAGTGTGGGCAATCTAAAGATGCTCGTCTGTGCCTTGATTGACGCAGGGCGTGAAGTCAAGGTTGTTCCAGATCATCGAAGATGGTTCGTTTCCTTTACTCTTGGTGGTGTTGCGGAGGAGAATCCCCGCTGGACTACTTATGAGAAGTTTGTAGTTGAGTTTGCCGCCGACTGGATCTTCCTCTCCACCGAGCACTTCGGAGACGCAGATGGAGAGAGGCATCAGAGATGGCAGGAAAAAGATGATGAGGTATTCTCGGAAACAGAAGCTTGGAAGAAACTTTTGAGGAGGATCCAAAGTGGCCTCTAAAATCCCTGAGAATTATTTCCCGCTGGAAAAGGATGAGCGCGTTCAATGGTTTTCTTCTCCTCATGAAGATACGGTTCTCGTGAAAACAAGATATCCGGCAATCTTTGTGGAGGAAATATCGCTTTGGCACATCATTCTTGTCCCAATTCTTACGGAAAACGAATGGACTTGGTTCAAGATTACTCAGCGCGAAAATCCAGAATGGGTCGTGTTTCGATGGGAACTGGATCGGATGCTCATTGCAATCTGTAATGCACATCCTGATAAGGAGGTTGAATGAACAGGTGGGTCTTAATCCGCTTTGCTTGTTACTATACGGGATACCTTCTTTTTAAGATAGTGTTGGGATTTCAGTGGGAATGGATTATTGAGATCCCAGTTTGTCTGTTCTATCTAGTGTTGAGTGCAATTCTTTCTTGGGAAAAACAGGAGGCAAAATGATTCTCAAAAAGCTTTTCTGGGCGCTATTCTTTTTCTCTGGAGCACTTCTTGCCCACTGGATTATGAATCAGCTAATTGGAGTTCCACTGATATTCATACCAATCTTTCACATTCCAATGTTTATCTTCTCTTTGGTGCTCTCAATAGTCAGTAAGGATGATTAAACAACCGCCCTACCCTATCGTGTTGCCCTACCGGGCTAGCAGAGTGGGTGTTTTTACTAGGAAATAATGTATGACAAATCGAAATGAACGGCTCAAACTTGTTGCGGCAGAGAAGCGTGCTCTTGGCTTTCCACCTGTTTCACCAAGCAAATATGCTTACTATGACCAGACTGAAGTAGCTCTAAAGTCAATGGAGCGTATCAAAGAGATTGCTAAGGACTTGATGGCAGAGAAGAAGCGTCTTCGAAGCGCAGTTCGACAACTCGTAAAAATGAAGGTAGAATAATCTTCATGCCCTTGTAGCTCATCGGACCAGAGCAGGAAGTTTCTACCTTCAAGGCAGGGGGTTCAATTCCCTCCAAGGGTATCCATAGGAGGATATATGAATTTGTATTGCGGAACAATTGTTGGTCGGATTAATGGCGATGTAAAGAAAGTTGTTTCTTGCTATCGACTGGCAAAAACAGAAGAGAAAGCAAAGGCAAGCATAGCCAAAGATTACAAGGATCTTGATGAATTGTCTATTTGCATAGATCTCATTGATCCTGAAGTAATTCGCGCTTGGTACGAGAAGGTTGTTATCGAGCCTATCGGGGAGGGTCTAGATGTTTCCTGATCCAGATGTATGGCGGTGGGGTAGAGATGACTCCGAACCACCGGACAATCCGTATAAACATTTAGAAGAAGAAGACGATGAAGATGGTGATCCTGATCTTTGGGAGGATGAAGAGGAGTTGATTGTGGAAGGTGAGCCAGTAAACGAAATGGATTGGCTTATTTCTTATGTCTCTCTAGTGCATCATCGTCTATAATGTTTCCAATCGGAAACAGTGCAACCATGGTGAAATGGCAGTCACAGCAGGCTTAGAACCTGCCGCCCTAAAAAGCGTGGGGGTTCAAGTCCCTCTGGTTGTATATGCAGAGCAGGCACTCCTGTAGACACGGCGCTATGCAGAAGGTGGCTATACCGGTAGGATCCTACTGGGACGAGCGGAAGCGAGAGATACCTCCCATTCTCTCTTAAATGCAAGTATGGCGGAATGGCATACGCGGGAGCCTGAGAAGCTCTGCTCGAAAGGGCGTGAAGGTTCGAGTCCTTCTATTTGCACTGCATTCGATGGTGTCTGCGCGGAGTCCGGAATCATCTGGCAGAACTAGAGAACCGGCCCACAACATGGCCAAGTTAGTGGGGAATCCGTAAATTCATGGAGAAGTAGCCCAACGGCAGAGGCAACAGTCTCAAGAACTGTTTAGTGAGAGTTCGAATCTCTCTTTCTCTACTGACCGCTCCTTGTGGTTTCTTTTTGTTTTGTAGCTTTTTGTTTTCCACAAGGGGATGGTCTCCATGCAAGTGTGAGGCAACCGGCAGACCTGATACACTTAAAATGTGTCGTTCTATGGGTTCAAATCCCATCACTTGTATCTAATATGAATATAATGGGGAAATGCGCTAATGGTTAACGCGAACAATCTTATAAATTGTTGATTGAACGTTCAAGTCGTTCTTTCCCTACTACCACAAAAGAAGAACTTTTTTGTGTATATACGGTCAAGGTGGCTAATGTGTTGGTTGATAGCTGCGAGAGTCTGGCGAGCACTTTCAATTGGCATCCACTACGTGGCGTATGTCGGACGGTGAGCATGGTCATGTGTTGACCCAGAAGTACAGCATGAATCAGCCGTGGGAAGCCGATAGATTCCCAAATACACACTGTTAACTCATCGGTCAGAGTGCCTTTCTTACAAATAGGAAGCAGGGGGTTCAATTCCCTCACAGTGTATAGATGGTTAGTAGATATATCGCGCGTTAGGTATCGAAAGCCATCTTTCATGCTCTATTGGGCAAGCGGCCAAGCCACCTCTCCTTCAAAGAGGCAATCGTGGGTTCGAATCCCACATAGAGTACTGTTCCTAGTGAGTCCAAGGTTCGGTAAGGAACACATTCACTTTCGGTTGAAAGTGGTGTAAAGCAGGAATCCGACTTCTCACGTTTCCTGCGCTATGCTTCGGAAGCCGAAGGGATAGGCGCTACTCTGTCTAAGTAGTTGAAGTGGGTTCAAATCCCATCCGGGGCGCTAAATAGTAGGAGGATCAAAATAACGCTTGTTCTCGGTCTAAAATGACCAACCACTACTATGATGAAGATGTATTACTTGTAAGAGTGTCAACAATACGTCTTTATGCTTCTTTCGGCAAGCGGCTTAAGCCACTTGGTTCTCAACCAAGAGATCGCCGGTTCGAATCCGGCAAGAAGCACTTGGAGTGATGGATATAACTCCAGCGTAACAGCCATGGATGAAGCGTGTCCACGCATAGATTCTAGGTATCATGTAGAATACGTGAAGTTCTACAAAGTAGCAGGGTAGAGTAGCGGCCACTCACCGGCCTCATAAGCCGTTTACACGGGTTCGATTCCCGTTCCTGCCATCACTATCTCTATGGCGCACATGAGATAGCGTCCCGTAAACGGGGGACCGTACGTGAACTGGTCATTATCTGGGTATAGCTCAATCTGGAAGAGCACTTGCTTTGGGAGCAAGACGTTAGGGGTTCAAATCCCTTTACCTAGACTCAGTTCATGTTTGGATTGGCTCGCCCGATTAAGCTACTAGTGGCTGTAATCGTACCCCTCAACAGGGTAAAAGCGTCCCCTTCTGAATCCCCTGAACTGCCGTAAGAAAACTTGTTGAGAGTTTTCGTGGAGTACGTTAAAAGCTCCATATATAGGTGTATATCAGTCTGGTCAGATTGCTCCCCTTGGAAGGGAGTGGGCACAGGTTCAAATCCTGTCACCTATACTCTGATGAATTTCGCTGAATCGTCTAAGGACGAAGGAGCGGGAAATCGAAGACGTAATCAATGTGTCATAGCATCGAGAGGCATACGATAAGTGCCAAAACGGAAGGACGGCAATAGGCGTAGTACACTGTCTTGAAAACAGAAAGCCGTAAAAGGCTTGTGGGTTCGACTCCCACTCCTTCCTCTGGATCCCTTGCTTTGGGCATGTAGCTACTAGGCGGCGGCAAGAAGTGGTCTGGATACATCTAGCTAATATAAGCTCTATGGCCCAATATGGTGTATCTTATGGAAAGGTGACGGAATCTGGTAATCGTTCCTCTTTGCTAAAGAGTGAGTCCGTAAGGACACGCAGGTTCAAATCCTGTCCTTTCCTCTGTGCCGCTCTAGCTCAAATGGTAGAGCACTAGTCTGAAGAACTGGGGGCAATGGGATCGTTACCCATGGGCGGCTTGTATGAGCAGAAGTCAGATACGGTTTGCTTGTGACTGTCTGTAAAACAGTTCCCTTCGGGGGTGGGGGTTCGAATCCCTCTCTGCTCACTTGACAAATCTCCAAATGGAGAGTATTGTGTTTGTATGTTCCCGTGTAGCTCAGGGGTAGTAGCAGCGCACTGTTAATGCGCCAGTCGTTGGTTCAAATCCAGCCATGGGAGCCTATTTCCGACTGGAAATAAATAGGAGGAATAAATGAAGAGGTTACTTGTGTTATGGGTCGCGCTCGGCTTGATGTTTGCTGCATGTGGTGCGCCTACTGGCGATAGAAGCTATGGTGTTGCCAAGAGGCTTGGAGAGGGGCGGCATATCGTGTCGAATGTCGAGAAGCTCAACAATGGCATGAATGTGATCTGGTTCTTTGGAGAGAACGATTACGTTTACTGTACGTTTGATGACAAATTGGCTGCAATGGCTCGTGCAATCAAGAACGATCCGGGTCCAAATGACGGAATTGCTCTGTATGAATACAGAGATTTCATCACTGGAGATCCTGAGTTTGGGCTAGATCCATCTGGTTATTACTGGTGGTCTACTTGTGGGGTTGGAATTACTGCCACATACAAGTCCAAGCTAATGTCCATCAAGCCATTGCGTCCACTAGTGAATGAAGTGGTTTTGAGATAACTAAATAGTCGGGATGTTACAATCCCGGCATACGCTAATGTAGCTCAATCCGGCAGAGCAACTCCTTTGTAACGAGAAGGTTGGAGGTTCAATTCCTCTCATTAGCTTTGTGGGTCTGGATGTAAAGGCTGTCCTAGGCGTGTCGGTTCAACTCCGATCAGATCCACTAAATGGGGACACATGTACCAAGGGGGCGACTGATACTTGCAATATCGGTGTGAGGAGTTCGATTCTCCTTGTTTCCACTATGTATGCAGACTCAAACGGTGATGAGAACACTCTGATAAGGTGTCCGTGTGAGGTTCAATTCCTCTTGCATACACTACAGCCCTACCGGGCTAATAAGCACATATAGCTCAGTGGAAGAGTTAGCGCCTTCGAAGCGCGGGGTCGGGAGTTCGAATCTCTCTATGTGCTCTGGGAGAGGGACAAGCGGTGTTTGACTGTTCCTCCTAGCGGTAAGAGATCGTGTTCGGCGTAAGTTGTTCGGTCCCTCTCCCTTTATGCGCGTGAAGCTCAACGGAAGAGCATTTCCCTGCGAAGGAAAAGGTTTAAGGGTTCAATTCCCTTGACGCGCTTAGCGTAAGGATGCATACCTGCGCTAACCTTGGGTAGTGAAGGGTTGTGCACTACTGCTATCTGGTGACGCTACAATACCAGCGCCTCTTGCCGACGAAAGACGCAAGGAGTTCTTGCTGGTTCTCTCCAAAAGAATCAGGTGATGCGGATATGGCTCAGTTGGTAGAGCAGGATCTTGCCAAGATTCAGGTCGCGGGTTCAAGTCCCGCTATTCGCTTGAGCGGTTCGACTTTTAGTTTTCCAAAGGTAAATCTAGGTCGTCCGCTCTTTTATGTTAAAAGGAGGTCGGAATGAAGAATATCTTTGTCATCAGCGATACGCACTTCGGTCACGAGCTTATGACCACCGTACTGACAGATCAAGGCAAGCGTCTCCGGCCTTGGAATACGACTGAGGAGATGGATGAAGTTCTCATTGCCAATTGGAATTCTGTTGTTACTCCAAGTGACAAGGTTTACCATCTGGGAGACGTATTCTTCCCCCGTAAAGGGAGAATGCTCTTGTCTCGACTCAATGGAGATAAGGTTTTGATTCGTGGGAACCATGATGGTCATCCAATCAAGGATTACCTAATGGGATTCAGGGACATCCGGGCCTTACATGTGTTGGACGGAGTAATCATGACTCATGTTCCAATCCATGAACAGAGTCTTTCCCGCTGGAAAGGCAACATTCATGGACATTTGCACGAGCATCGAATTCTTGATCGGCGTGGATTGCCTGATCCGCGTTATACTACTGTCTGTGTGGAACACATCAACTACACTCCTAAAGAGTGGTCGGTGGTTCGTAGTGAACTGGTAGCTTAGTGGCTAAAGCAGCATGCTCTTAACATGCCTATCGTGGGTTCAAATCCCACCCGGTTCTTGTACTCGTGGTGTAATGGTTAGCACGATAGGCTGTGGCCCTGTTAGAGCCGGTTCAAATCCGGTCGAGCACTTAAATAGGAGGATTAAATGGAAACAATGTGGGTTATTAAGCGGGATCGAGCCATTGAAGGTTCATCCGATATTATCTTTATTTGCAAGACGGAACATACAGCAAGGTATCTTGTTGAAATACTGAAAGGAGCCGAGCAAAAAGCTCGCAAGTTCAATAAGACTCAATCTGTTACCATTGATAAGACTTCATGGACAGTTAGTAGAGGAGATTCGTTTGAATACGACAGTTATCCAGTTTATTAGAGATATAGTTCTTGTGTTTGTTATCACTCTCCCGTTCTTTGCTATCGGGCTTCTAATACAAATGGTTCATAAATTCAGGAGGAAATAATGGAAATTACAAATACAACCTACATCATTACATTCATCACAAAGGGTGGGTCTTATAACACCACAATGTTTGATCCTGTTGATGGTGGTTATCAAGCAATTGATAAGTTTATCGCTGCCTACATGAAGGCAAACCCAAGTATTGTTGAACATACAAAGAGAATGGTCATTGGAACACCGGTTTTTAGAGAGCGTGCCATTGGAAAGGACTTCAATGATGTTTATGAGGTGGTCAAGTGAAAACAGCGGTGCAGTATCTCAATGCCGCAGATCGAGTATTCAAAATACAACAGGACTACAGGTTTGTCGGAGTTGACTATGAGCGAAGAGTTGGTCTAATCACAGAGGCAAAGAATCTTGCCGCCGAGTTTGGACTAGATCAGTCCATATACTTGGCGAATTGTACTCCAGAAGAGTATTTCCTTGGATTGGAAAGACTTCTTGGGAGAGCGGCAGTAGACGCTGTAGAATAAAAGAATAGTGGGTTTGTAGCTCAATGGCAGAGCGGGAGACTTTTAACCTCCGCGTCGTAGGTTCGATTCCTACCAGACTCATATAAAATTGAATAAAGGGTGTGAAGCGTCATGGCGATGCACTGAACTCCAAATCCAGCAACAGCAGGTTCGATTCCTGCCACGCCCGTAGAGACTAGTGGAGGTTTCCAACCATCACGAATGCTCGAAGAGAAGCTTGGCTCTTAATAATTCAAGCAGTTCCGTGGGGTCAGCTTCAAGACTCCACAAATGGCTACTTGGCCAAGTGGAAAGGCGTCTCCCTGCAAAAGAGATACCGCGCTGGTTCGATTCCAGCAGTAGCCTCTTGGGGTGGATGAGAGCGAAAGCTTAAGGATCCTCAACTGTATATCCAGAACAGTGATTATGGACGTTTCCGAAGCCCGATAGCTCGGACGAGAGCCGTTGCTCGTAATAATGTCGGGAGTTGTTATGGGACCATTCTCTCTAAAATGAACGGCCCATACGCGAATATGGCCGATAGGCTAGGCTCCACGCCTCCAACGTGGCTAGACGGGTTCGATTCCTGTTATTCGCTTTTGCCGCACATGTTCAGAGTCAATTCCACACCTAGGCAATATGGATGCGATATGACATGCTTACGCAATCCTTCTCTCTCTTCGGATCAGTAAGTAGGGACGGACACCAGCACCGGCAAGGCTAACGCTGGATTTTGCTAGTTACTACAAATTAGCTCTTATCCTTTCACTGTTGTAAAGGACGCTTTGGCCATTGTGCAACGTTAACAATGGCACATGATCTAGAAGCTCAATGGACGAGCAAGATTTTCCTAAAATCTGGGCTGTGGGTTCGAGTCCCATCTAGATCTTAGCCAACCGCGTGGTTGGTGAAGAGGGTAGAGGTTTTTATTCAGGGTTATCTTTCCAGCTGCCCGTGGTGATTGAGCCTTTACCCTCTTAGTCTTTTTCAGGAGGAACTTATGAATGACAGAACATGGGCATTTCTAGAAGCAATCAAGAACATGGCGCTTAGCATTATGCCGCTATATGTCGCGTTTGAGAATGATAAATTCCGCTTAGATCTTGTCGTAGAGATGAGACAAATGGAACAAACCCTCAAAAAGCTACATGCCAGTATCAAGAAGTCGGGGACTTGGGGGGCATCCGAGAGGGAACAGTACATTACTATCGACAAGAGAATGGATGAGATACTGTATATCGGTGAAAGGGGCTAGAAAGGCATTCGACAGCGAGAGTGGGTTCAAACGGCCCAGTCTTATACCCGATACTTTCGTTGGGGGAAGAAGGGTTTCGACGGTAAGTGATGGCATAAATGGACTTGTCTAAAACCCAGATGATCTTATCGGACGCAGGTTCAACTCCTGCCTTCTCCATATAAAGAGGAATATGTTGCAATTATTTTAAGCGCAAATTCATACGCATCTTTAGCGCGTATTCCTGATTTTGGGGGCTTTGTCCAAAGCTCAAGATTATCTGGAGAATTGTCATCACGAATGCCATTCTTATGATGAACCGTTTCTTCCGGAAGCAGATATCTTCCAATCATGGATTCCATGACCAAGATGTGTTCAAAAATATAATGTCCCTTTCGGGGATGTCCGGGTGGACGAAGAATGAGCTTGTAGCCCTTTTTATGCAAAGATCCTTTGCTTTTCTTTCTCTGAAAACTGGCTCTTTCTAGGTTAAAGCATCTAATACACGACTTGGCTCTAATTCCGCATTCCTGTCCACAAATCGGACAAGTCTTTTTGCGATTCCAACTCTTTTGTTTATTCATATAGGGAATTATACACGGATTAATGGGTTTGATTCCCCGCTAGTCCACTAATAGGAGGAACATGATCTTTGAGGTGGAGATCCGCAAGAAGGTCTTTGAATTCGGATATGTCCGAGTAGAAGCCAAGAATGAAGAGGAGGCTCTTCAAGTTGCCCAAGACATTGCAGATGGTGATGAAGATGGGATTGAATGGGATTCCATGACGGAAGCAATCGAAGACTCTCTAGAAGCAAGAAATCCTGCCGAGTGGACTAACAACGTCATGATTGGCGACAGAATGGCTGTCCCGGTCCTGCAAGAAAACGGCTCCTATATATTGGAGTAAGGAGGAGTGATGATCGAGTTTCTTAAACGCAAGGGCTTTGCTCTTGTTCCTGAGTGTGGCCCAGATTATTGGCACAAGACATTTCCAATCGGAAATATTGTCTGGAGAATCAGCGTCTCTTTTGACGATTGGGGAGTGCAATTCATCTCTATTGGCGGGACCGATAGGGGATGTGTCACTCTTTTCAGGGAAGACATGAAGCTTCTTCTACCCATTCTTCGAACAATGACCCTTCTCATGGGAAAGAATGAAGTGTAGAATGGCCGTAGTCCTATGGTCAAATGGTATGACGGAATGCTCTGAACATTCAAGTCGTTGGGTTCAATTCCCCGTGGGACTGCTATAGGAGATAAATATGTTTCAATGTATCGGAAGTGATGCGTATTGCTTGGCTGCAATCAAGCTTACGGAAAACATCTTTTGGGGCGTGGTTCTTGTAGTGGTTCTCTTCGGAGTTGGCTACTGGTTCTACAGACTCATAAAGGATTTGTAGTCTCTTAGCTCAATTGGCAGAGCGGAACACTTTGAATGTTTAGGTTAGTGGTTCAAGTCCACTAGGGACTGTAAATAGGAGGAAATATGTATAAGATCTATGGAGAAATGCACAGAGCCTTCCCTTATTAATTATGATGATCGCTTTAAGCTTTACCATCTGAGTGATGACTTTGCATGGTTTACGACCGGAGATCCATACGAGTATTGTTCTACGGAGGACGTTGGTCGGGGAAGGGATCCAATAATTCCCAAGGATTCTCAAGATGAGTTCTTGAGAATTGCCTTTGATGTTCCATATGGAATATTCTTTTCAGAACGCAATACAATGGATTGTGTCAATGGAACTGCCAATTGGCTTGAAACGGAGGATGAAACAGAAGTGCTTAGGGGGAAGGATATCCCAGTAAGCAAGTTTTGCGGGGCCATTCTTGCCAGCGGTGGTGAGCTTTGGTTCCCATTGGGGAAGCAACTTTAGGGAGGACTATGGGATTAGCATATATTGGAAAAGTGATTCAAGTTCGCCCAATTGAGGGTGCAGACAGGATCCATTCCGTTCAAGTTGTGTGTGGTAAGGGTGGGATTTGGAATGGTGTTGCAAGTAAAGAAATAGTAGAAGGCAATCTTGTAGAAGTTTATCTTCAAGACGCAATTCTTCCAGATGGAGAAAGATTCGACTTCATGGATAAATATCACCGTAGAGTATCTATGAAGAGATTCAAGGGCGCTCCTAGCGATTGTTTGATTATGTCTTTGGCAGATAGTACTGCTGATTTACTTGCTAAAAGCGCGCCTCTTTGGGTGGGATTCGACTTGACCGATCTTCTTGGCGTTAAGAAGTACGAGAAAGAGGTTATCTATGGACAGGGAGAGATTATGGGCGGATTCACTACTCTCCTTCCCAAGACAGATGAACCCAACTTCCAGTCTGTTCCAGATATCGTAAGGGAAACTTTTGCGTATCCATGGAGTGCAACTCTTAAGTACGATGGAACTTCTTGTACTATTCTAAAGACCGATGAGGGTGAATTGCAGGTCTTTTCTCGAAATATGCGCATTCGAGAGGGATCCAATAATTACTGGCGTATCGTAGATAAATATGATTTACGAAATGCCATTCTCCCCGGAGAAGCTTTCCAGATGGAAATTGTCGGACCTGGAATTCAGAAGAATCCCCTTGGTCTCAAGGAGATTGATGCTTTTGTCTTCAATGCCTTTTGGGAATGGAAACCGGTCCATTATGTTAGGAATTTCCAGAGAATATTGATTCCGGCAGCAGAGGAAGTGTGTCGATATGGCCCAAGAGATGTTCCAAGCAACGAAGAGCTATGGAAACTTGCAGAAAGAACATATAAGAATGGGACTATTGCCGAAGGGGTTGTCATTCGGCCACAGCATGCAGACTTTCCAAGAAGCACAATGGGAGAACGGCTGTCTTTTAAGGTAATCAATCTTCTTTACGGGAAATAATATGGGCTGGATTGGTGTTGACTTAGATGGAACACTTGCGGAATATGGGGGCTGGAAGGGGCCAAACAACATCGGCCTGCCGGTTCCTAAGATGTTAAAGCGTGTCCAGAAATGGCTGAAGGAGGGCGCAGACGTAAGAATCTTCACGGCCAGAGCCTATATTCCTGAGCAGATTCCGCCGGTTCAGGCGTGGTGCGAGAAGCATCTTGGTGTGATTCTTCCCGTCACGAATGTAAAGGATTTCGGTATGTCCGAACTTTGGGATGACCGCGCCATACAGGTTATTCCGAATACCGGCGAAAGAGTGGACGGAAAGATATGAAAGAGTATAAAGATACCGGATATTTCGTAACAAGAGCGGGCGTCGTTGTCGGAAAGCGGGGAAAGATACTGAGCCAGTTTTTTGACTCGCGAAAGAAACTTTGCGTGGAAATCTTCTACGGCAACGGAATGAGCCGACAGACACGGGTGCAGGATATGGTCTATGAACTTTATGGGACAGGAAAGAAACCTAAGACCAGGAAGCGCAGAATAACACTATGAAAGAAAAGTGGAAACTTGCGATGGAGAAAAGAGACACAAGAAACCGGCACAAGATATTCGTGTATGGGAGTAATCTGGCGGGAAGAAACGGAGCCGGAAGCGCCTTGCACGCCAAGAAGTATTTCGAGGCTAAAAATGGCGTCGGATTTGGTAGGACGGGAAACGCATACTCGATTCCGACGAAGGATAGTTCCCTTAACCCGCTTTCCCTAAAAACTATCCGGGAATACGTTACCGAGTTTCTACGCTACGCTTCCGAACACCCCGAACTGGAATTCTTTGTGGTCGCCATCGGAACGGGTCTGGCGGGTTATTCCCACGAACAAATCGCGCCGATGTTTAAGTACGCTCCGCCAAACTGCGAGTTACTGCCGGAATGGATAAGGATCAATAACAATGGAAAAGTGGGAAATTGAGGAGCGAAGGAACAAAGAGCGAACGGACAGAAAGCATAGACAGCGTGCATTCCAGAGCAAATCCCCGCTGTTGAAGCATGGTGCTTTAATTGGCTTGGAGTTCGACTTCCGGTAACAAATGTCAAGGATATTGCAATGATTGAATTGTTGGATGACAGAGCAATACAGATTATTGCGAATACCGGACTAAGAGCAGATGGAAAAGAATAGCCCTACCGGGCAGAGTGAGGCTAGGATTCGTATTCGACTAGCCTTATTCTTATTAATGGCGAATACAATAGGTGATTATGACATTAACTCGACTTGAGCGGCTTTCCCTTGTTTATAGTCTCTTGACAAAGACATTTGGACCTACTGCTCATAGATTTGTTGGGCCTGTCTGCTGGTATACGAATCCACAAAGCAGCTTGCCTCAGATTATCAAAGTATGCCCTGATCCACTCGACAGAGAGACAATTTCTCTCGTGGCCCATATTCTTGGAGTGTCTCCTACAAGACAAATGGTAAACGAGCCTCGCGTCTGGGCCTCAGAAAAAATTGTCGAAAGAGGATTGCTAGAACCAGACGTTCTGGCATTTGGGATCGGTGAGGGATTGGGGATGGCGCGTTCAGTGGGATACGAACTTACCGATGTAGATGCTCTTGTTTTACATGATAAAGTCCGCCCACTTTACAGCAAGAACACAGAGACAGATGTTATTAGAGAGGCTTGGCTTTCTGCTGTACCCGGCATGGCTGGATATGCTTCTTGGCATTTACTTTCTTTTCTTTATTCCCCCTATCTTGGTGCAGATAAGACCATGACAATGATTGATTGCAGGGAGATTACAAAGGGAAGTTTTGAAAGACTTGAAAGGGTGGATCCCTTTGCCAAGGGATTGACTGTCCAAAAAACTGTTGATATACTTGTGGGCAGGTAGAGGGAAACCTTGGCCTATTTATTTCGGAGCGGGAGACAAGGTTCACTCCTTACTTGTCTCCCGTTTCCATTAGGAGAGATATGAACAAAGAGGCAAAAAGAATACTGATCGAGATACTACAGGACTACTATGATGGTGGAGACTCTAGCATATTCAATTTCTACGTCCCCTGGACTCCAGAGAGAGAGGAGTTTTTGAGGAGTATTAAGTCGGATACTGAATGCGACTTTGAGTTGGTGATAGAAAGAGAGCAATCTCATATGAATCCTGAATCAATAATTATTCAGGGCATTGATACGGTAGTTCGATACTTTATTAAAGTGTTGAAAAAGGAGATTAAAGATGAAATCAATAGTAAGGATGGGACTGGTGTTCTTCGCGTTGATATGCCTGTCGGGGATCCAAACCGCATCGGCACAGAGCGATTGTGATGGAATTCCATCGCAGCAATGTGCTCCACCATGCCCTGATGGATATGTATGTATAGACAATTGGATTCTGGAGAGGACGTATTATCGGCATACGGCAACACCAACTTCAACCCCGACCGATACCCCTACGCCAACCCCGACCGAGACCCCTACTCCAACCGACACGCCAACGGCATCACCGACCGCGACATCTACGAACACACCTACAAACACGCCTTCGGCTACACCGACAAATACAAATACCCCCACGGCGACATGGACCGCTACCCCAAGCTCAACCCCAAGCCCAACGCCTACATCCACCCATACGCCGACAAATACATCTACTTCGACCCCGACTCAGACGCCAACCGCTACCCCGACCAAGACCCCTACAGTGACTTCTACTCCAACGAACACTGCAACGGCCACTCAGACACCTACTAATACTCCTTGGCCAACACCAACACCAACAGCGACATGTCTACCCAATCCATGGCCTGCTACGCCAGTCCCCGGACTGTTCTATTGCACTACTGGGATCTACGATGTAACCCCGTTGCCACCGTTGAATACTCCAACATCTACACCGGCTATGCTTGTGCCAAACTGCATGAACATTTACTGCGAGACGATTATTCCGCCCAAGGAAAAGGTATATCTACCTAAGGAGACAAAATAATGGCACAGAAATTCGAAAAGTTGTACGTGATCGCATACTATAAAAAGCGTTCTGGCATTTGGAGCACAGCGATACTGCATGATGCTAGCATTGATGATGCCCATGCATGGAACCAATACCAAACTCAAGAAGCCGAAGAGGAAACCACTCTCTGCCTTCCCTCCTTCAAGTCGTGGAAGAGAAAGGATCCGAGTGATTTCAAGGCTAATTTCTATCAAGCATCTGGAGAATAATGGGCAAAACAATTGTTGCAGCGTATTTCCCAACGGAAATATACAATAAAGACAATCCTATCTACGCGATGGAGATTATTGATTCCGATATCCCTTCGCACGAATGGTTGACGTACATGAGAGAGAAGTCGGGGATTCCTGACCTAAAACTCTGTCATACCGGATGGATCGAGTCGTGGGTTCCCAGAAAGCCAAAGGCTCCAAAGTGGGAAGACAAGTATCAGCGAGAATCAACAGATGAGTAACTGGATTGAAGTGCAGGATGTAATCAACAATACCATTGGACGAACATACCAAGAGGGGCTAAACGTTGGTTCCGCTGTCCTAGCAAAAAGACGAGAGGGGATAGTGGATCTATCGTTCCTCAATGTGAAGTGGATTACTGTTGATTTCATGGCAGGGTTCCAGAATTCTTTGAATGGATCGTTCGAGAATATCCAGTTCCATTACATGGTTGAAGCAGTAAGAACCATTCTAGGAGCTAAGTATGTTCACAGTAACGCGAACGCCAGAAGGGTTGTATCGAGCCAAGGGCGCGACTCACGAAGTAGTGGATCGAACTTGGGTAGAAGCTCTCGGAAAGTTGACATTTCTGGAGGGTAGTGCTAGACTAGATATCGAAGGAATAGTTCTTGACCCATCCGAAATGGATAGTGGGCAGCAGGAACTACGAGACTCCATCTTGCAGGCAGAAGCAGAACTGTCCGCAGAAGAAGATGACTATATTCTGTTTCAAAAACTGGGGAAGTTGGACTACTTAATGTTTGAGTGGGTGCAACGGTATCCAGATGTTCAATTCAAGAGGTAACATGTTAACAATTGTTGTAAACTCCCCGAAAGCTTTCAAAGGCGTTGAACAGGTGTTTCTTCCAAGCGGGGATCCAGTGTTCACTTTCCGTGGGTTCCGGCCCGGAACAGGTGTACGTATTAAGAAGCCAGACGGAACCTACGAGAACGGCAAGGATATGGTTGTCACCGTCAAGGCTTTCGGAGAAAGATTTGAGAAGCTGTTAACCAGCTTTGGTGAGGGCTTTATCGCTCAGGTGGACGGAGAGTTTGAGATTGATTCCGAGACTGGTGGTCCTAGGCTCTGGACAAACAAAGAGGGCAAGACTGGATGCAATTTCGTCTTCAGGGCGGAAAGGATTACTCCGGTTGTCTGGGGTGCAAAGAACAAAGAAGAGGCCAAGGAGGACAAGGGTGGGTCTACAGATGAAGTCCCCTTCTAGGGACATGACTTTGCAAGAGGCCAGTACGTATCTAATGAAGGAGGAGAGCGAAGCGGAGACATTGCTTCGCTCTCGCCCTTTTACCTACGGATCTATTAGGCAAATAGATATCGGAGTAACAGTAAATGGAGTTAGCATGACTCTCATGGAGGCAGCTAACAAATTTTCCGACCAGAAAATGCGCCCATTTATTGTCTGGAGTGACTGATGAAAGAGATAAAAGACTTTTTCTTTATGCTAACTAATACCCTTGGATATATTGGCATTGTGGTACTCGTTCTTCTTGCAATACAGTTTGCGGTGTTGGCAGCAAAAGCAATAGGAGGGTGGTAATGGGATTTCTTGACAAGTATCTTATGCTTCCAAGTGGTGAACCGAACATGGTTCTTTGGATCATTATTCTTGGGATGGTTGTGGTTGTGTCGGTATTGATTCGAGTGGGGATGAATAAGAAATAATTTCTCCTTCAAGAGGGCTGTCAAGACGGAGTGGCTTAGCTTCCCCAAGGATCTTAGCTGTATTCTCAAGGACTTCATCAGATGAATCAGAATCTAATCGACCGGCAAAAACCAACTGAAGGTACGCGGTGGCAACTGGGGATTGCATTAGGACGTTTCCTGCTTGAACTGCATCCCGGTCCAATACAGGACGACCTGTCCCATCAGGCACTGATGCTCCTATACGCATTAGATTTTCTAATAGTGGAGGGAAGCCAGCTTGGAGGATACTCATTATTTGATGTCGTACGTCTAGGACAGATTCATCGGCAAGAATTCTGGCTAGTACAATCTGACTTGCGACACCAATATAGCCCTTCTGCCTCCAATCGACAAGAGCTTCTACAGATACTCCAACAAGCTCTGCAAGCTCTTTCTCCGTCCGACGTTTTCCCGGCTCATACTTAAGGGTGCAATACTTAATTGCGCCTAGTAGCTGGCGAACATGAGAGGAGTTGGACACATCAATCCCAAGCTCTTTGGCCTTAGCAATATAGGCCCAAGACTTGTTAACCGATTGCCACTCCTCTTTGGTAATACCATAGGGAGCACCGCGCTCTACTTCTTCTTTACTAAGTGGGTCTGACATACCCTTATTATGTCACAAGGAGACACATGCAAAAACTATTTTGCGCTTACATCAAGTCAATTAACTACACAAAAGACCCTGTTACCGGCATGGTGGGCAGCAAAGAAAGTCGCGGAATCCTTACGACATGTACTGCCAAGACTCAGGCGGAGGCTAATCGCAAGTTCACCCAAATGGCCAAGACAATCTGGCCGCAGACTGGCGATAATGCCAAGTGGTCACGAGTCGATGTGCAAACACATGAGGTTCCACTCATTGATGTGTTTGTTGTTTCTGCGAGCTTGAGGTGAGAAGCCTGTATGCTATTGAATGGGGGGCGCAACGAGTGGAGGATGACGCGCGAGTTAGCAGTCTAGGCATTCTCTTGGCAGGATCCATCGAAGATGCCCGAAATAAATCTTTTGATAAGGCTCATAGAGACTTTCCACAGAGAGACGGATACTGCAAACACTTTGTTAGGACGGATGTAGGACATGAACTTCAAGAGATTGTTAGGTTTATGGACACTGAAATGAAATGAAAACATTCATTTGCCATGCTTCATGTCAGGGGGATCTTACGGGTGAATCGCGGACAACCCTTGTACCATTCCCCGCTTATGAAGCAAAGACTAAAGAGGAAGCGGAATTTTGGGGATTAAAAACGGTCAAGTATTGGTTCCCAGAAGATCATTACTCTGATTACAAGGTAGAAGTGGAGGTAATAAATGAAATATTGGGCAGTGCAAATACTGGGGCGTAAGGGAGGGGATGATTCGGAATGCTACGAACTGCATCTAACAGCTACAAGCGCCCCAACAAGAGAGCTTGCAATCGAAAGGATGACCCTTGAACTAAAAAAAACCAAAAGGGATCTCATGGCGCAAGGGAATGGCAGTTGGAATTTCATTTTTGAGGTCAGGGAGGTTACCATAAAGGCTCACAATCTAATCATAAAGTTGAACGAAGCTCTTGGTCATGCAGGCTTTTCTTTTGAGAGAAAGGAGGATTGTGGGGACGCATGAATCCCTTTTCAGGGAGAACTTTGCCAAGTTAATTAACTCGCAGGGATGTATGGAGTGGGTTCCAAATCCAAACATTGTCTGGAGGGTGGCCAAGAAAGAAGGCGCAGACAGAAGTGCGACAGCCAACGGCAAGCCGGATGGCTATATCCTTACCATGGGCAGACACTATGACGTAGAGCTAAAGGCATCAGGAGCCAACGGGCTATACGACATGGGCAATCCCACGCTTCCTGAGGACAACAGTGATGGGCCGGGATGGAGGCAGAACCAGCGCGGTTATTGGATTAAGCACAATCTGAATACTGGGACTCCATACTGGATTGGTATCGCCTTGTGGGGAGGCGGGAAGCCTTACTCTCCATGGGGGAGGTATATTCTGATGAAGGCTGAGACATACATTGATCTTGAGTCATGGATCTATACCAATACTGGTCTAAGGGTACTAGCCTATAGTCCAGAAACCGGGATTGGATCCCGCAAGAACTTCTCATGGACCTCGTATCTGCGTGAATTCCCCCACCAAAAGAATCGCTCCGTTGAACTCGTATGGGAGAAAGGCGGATTGCGATTCGTTGATTACATACCTTTCACATGATAGACCCAGCATACTTCAATTTCCTATTAGAAACCAACCCGAAGTCTGCCGCGAGCTTAGTGGCAGAACTTATATCAGAAGGGGTAATTCCCCACATTCCGCCAGATCAATTGCCGGGAGAATCGGATGAAGAATACAGCAAGCGATGGCAGGCCGATATCCAAGAAGTTACTGCGATTGCGCTATCTAAGGGCGCAAGCTCGTTCCGTGAGGCTACTGCGGTCACTCTCTTGGCTGTCATCAAACAGGGATCTCACCTTGAGACAACGGAAGCGCGACAAATTGAGGCAGAGGGAGAAGATCCTCTTGAACTATTTCTTGGCAAGGTGTCGAGAGCGTTCAGTGCGCCCACTGTCAGCCGAATTCGAACGTTTCTACGCCTTACTCTTCCAGCCCTACAAGCTGCGGGTGTTGAAGTTACCACCGCACATATCATGGCTGTTGTTAGAGGAGATGGCGATTTCACGGTGGCAGGACCCATCAGGGCAATCAATGATGCAGTTCGGCGTGATGGGAAACTATCGGAAGAGGATGCCAAGTATGCTTCCGGAGTTATAACCGGAGACATTAAAGACAATGAGGAGCAAGTGCGCGAGCACTTTTCCGACGGGAAATCCGAGAAGCGTAAGCCCATTGAAGCGGTCTATAATATAGCCACAGATGACAGAGTAGATGTTCTATTCATCGGCATCACAGAAGACGAATGGAGAGTTCTCCAAAACCGTACAGAGGGTTATGTCAACTACAGACTCAAGTAAAGTAACAATAGAGTTCGACAACTACAAGGAAGAGACAACGAGCGCCATTGAATTGCGTCAGTGCAAAGTCTTTGGACCGTGGTATCAGGAGACAGATTGGGATGAAGCTGTTCGTATCCCACACAGCGGGTTCTCGCATCGTGGGATAACCTTTACACTCTCCGGCTTTGGCAAGCTGGACAAGAAGCCATCCATGCAGCCCTCCGCCAAAGTAAAGGACAAGTTCAACCTTATCTTTGGCAAGGGGTATATGCTTATCAAGTCCCACCATTGGGAAGCCATTTACTATCTGGAAAAGAAGGGACTTGTAGACGATCTACTCAAGCGAATGAAACGGCAGATGGACGCAGGCTCTAACAGACTAGACGCCCTGTCCACAGCCTTATCAGAGATGGGAGCTACCGCTCTAGAAGAACCAACAGTTACGAAGCACATTGATACAGATACGCGACCAGAATTTTAATCATGGACAAGAGCAAATCAAGACCCGGCGAAATGAACGGCAATGCAGTACTAACCAAAGATATGGTGAGAGCCATTAGGCGTCTTTGGAAGTCCGAAAAACTCACCCAATCCGAGATTGCATACGCATTTAGCGTCTCACGATCTGCCGTTAAGCATGTCGTGAACAAAACAACATGGGATAACTAATGGCGTTCGTGCAAATGGAGAGATACCTTACGGGGTATCTCTCCGATCATCCGGACCAACTCAAAACTTATCCGGAATTGGGCAAGCTTCTTAATGATAGGCTTGCCCAAGCCATTTTAGGGGCTACGAACAGCGGGATAAGTGGAGATATTCAGGTCTTACTTACTGAGGTTAACAAGAGGCTTAAGGAGCCTGTCGATGAGGCAACCCTAGCCCAAGTCCTAAACATGACTCGTCATACCAATGAGTATGACAAGCCGGATCCAGAGGGCGCATATGTAATCATACGCACTTCATGGATTAAGGAGCATGGGGAGCGGGAATACAAGCGCATCACCCGCGATTACGATTCTCAGAAGCTTACATTTGAAGAGATGAGTTCCCAGATGAAAGCCGTAGCTGAACAGCTAATGGCCCTCAAGGAAACTCAGTCTATGGCTACTGAGAACTGGGATGTTATTGGCCAGCAGATGGCGGAAGAAAGCAAGAAGAAGTTCGCATCGAAGGACTTCTTGACATTCGGGCCATTGTTCCCAATGATTTCAGAGGCTATTCCTCAGATCTCAGATGGTATTTTGGTCTCTCTATTGATGAGGACTGGAACAGGAAAGACTTCCGTTGCCATGTATCTTGCCCACTGGTGGGGCAGGTCTAGCGGGAAGCGTATTACTTATTTCAATACAGAACTAACCGAAGCGCAGATATTGCGCCGATGGATTACCCGCAGGCATAGTAGCGCAACATTCTCCATGTTGGAGGAGGGATTCTGGGACGAAGAATGCCAGAGGATTACCACAGAAGCCAAGAGGGATAACGTGGTGTATGTTTCTGCTGGAAACTGGACTACGGATCAGATCATTGACTTTGCATCTAAAACTGGTGGCCCAATCATCATTGACTACCATGCCATGTTAAATCTTGCCCCAGAGATGAAACTCTTTGGGACGGAGACAAATGCAATTGGTGAGTCATTAAGAAAGCTAAAGGCTTATGCACAGACAAACAAATCTGTAGTTCTTATTCTTTGGCAGACAACTAAGGCAGGTGAGGACAAGCAAGTTCTTTCCGGCGCTGATGCCGCTGGTTCGAAGCAAATCGAGAACAAGTCAAACGTCATTCTGAGCGTGGATTTCCGAAGGGTTGAAGCTAATACCTCTATTCAACATCCTTTTAAGAATGCTACGATCATGATTGACGAAGGAAACTATCTACCCGTCGGCAGGATGAGGATTGCCAAGGGTAACTTCTATCCGCCTAAGACGGAGTGGGTGTTCTTGGACGACAAGTTTACGGTTCGCGCTGTTCCAGCAACGTATCGTGAGTATGCCTTTAATACCTTCAAGTCCGCCGCTCCAAAACCAAAGGAGGCATGGAAGGACTGGAAGACTAAGAGCAAGGAGGAATAAATGCTTGAACTGATTCTGATTCTGATATACCTTGGTCCGGGGATCTTGCTTTTACTGGCTGCATTGTCTTTGGCGAATGTGGCAGACGGTGACGAGTAGAATGCTCAGGATGTTTCCTACACCACTGATTGGGCTTGCGCTACTCGTCGCATGTTCATCTCCTCTCCCACCGTCCAAGCCAGATCTAGCAAAGGAGTTAACCACAACAAAGGTTAACTCTTCTGTCATCGTTAAACACTATCCCAAGTGCGTTCCCTACTTGGAGAGAATAAGACAAGAGGCCAATCGTGTTGGTGTAAGGCCCAACATGTTCCTTGGACTAATCATCTACGAAAGTGGATGTAATACCAATGCCGTGTCCAGTGCTGGCGCTGTTGGTCTTGGACAGGTAATGCCAGACACAGCCATCAGAGGAAGGCCCAGTGCTACCGCACTAAGAGAGCCTAACTTCAATCTCAAGTGGTCCGCTGACATTCTAAGGGGAGCACTAAATCTCTACAAGGGTAATGAGGCCATGGGATTAGCTAGGTATAACGGATCAGCCGGAAGTGCGGCAGGTCAAAGGTATGCCAACATGGTATACACAATGGAGGCGAAAGTAAAGGAATGGAAAGTCTTCCCGTAAAGAAGGTGTGTGGCACTTGCTACCATCTAGATAGAACTCGAAGAAGCTGGTCAAGAGTGGCCATTGGGAAACCAGACATGTTCCAATGCTGTGCCCCTACTCCAATGTGGGTATATGGACATGGAGAAGACAACTTTGTGGAAGAGAACGAGAATGCAGAAACGTGTTTGTTCCACATAGGGAGTGATGATGAGCAGCAGCCCAAGGTGCAGGGGGACAGGACCGGAGATACCTGACATAATCCCCAACGCGAAGAAGAAGGGCAACCATTGGGTTGCTCCTTGTCCTTTTCAGGGCGGGGAAGATCGAATGCAGATCTACGATGACCATACGTGGTGTAGAGCCTGCGGCGCATACAAGAGAACACGGGTAATACCCGGACGACAGATAAAGCGCAAGGGTGTTTATGTGATACCAGATAAGCCTCCAGTTGGCCAGTCTCTTGCGGCGGAATATCATGACAATCTTCGACCCGGAGACTATGATTACTTCGCTGGCAGAGGAATAAGCCGAATCTGGGCAGATCTGGGAATGTTAGGGTGGAAGAAGAAGTGGGAACGATACTCAATCCCATGCTTTTATCAGGGGCAATTGTGGGCCTTGCAGTACCGCGCAAGCAAGTACGGGCAAACTCCACGATATCTTAGCGAAAGCGGATCCTTTTCCGATCTCCTCTATGGCTATGACTTTTATGTAAAGATCAAGCCGCAAGCAGTGGTAATCGTAGAGGGTCCGCTTGACGCTTTGGCATTGTGGAGCCATGGGTATCCCGCTGTCTCAAGATTCTGCGGCAATAACACAGGTGTTCCTTGGCACGTAGAATTCTCGCATCTGCTTTCTTGTTCTAATGAGAAAGTAATAGTTGCGGACAATGATGAACCAGAGAAGGGTTTAACATTTGCAAAACTAAAAGCGGGTTTTATGCCCGGATCCAGAGTGGTTGTTCCACAGAGAGCCAAGGATGTTGGCGAGATGTTACAACAGGGCAGAGCAAAGGAACTGCCTCAGCTATTGGGACTGTTTCCCAACAAGTTAATCCAAAATGGATTCAAGGAGAAGAATGCTTAATAAGTTTGAGGATGTGGATTTCGAGACGGTTAAGACCATGATTGAGGCTGCCACCGCTCCCAATCAAGGGATGGATCTCGATGTAAAGGCGAGTGATTTTCAGGCGATTGACTCCGAGACACGGACTGTTAGGTTCGGAAATAGTCTGTTTCGCCTTGAGGATCTGGCCGCGAAGGATCTCTACAAGAAGGCTGGCGCTCCATACTTCGCAGAGAAGTCTTCCAAGGTTCTGGATCCCCTGCTGATGGAGTCTGAACTGTTTGCTCCCTATTGGGGGCCGGTTCTGACCACTGGCATGCAGGCGCTAAACAACAGGGTTGGCTCCATCTTTGTTCGTGGAACAAGGGGAATGGATGGAAATGTCTACGCTCGGAAGCTGTTCTCTTCAAGGGTCTACAAGCCATTCGATGGCATGGACATTCTTGAGGTCGCTGACAACTACAAGGACAAGCTCCCCGGCTTGGTCTTTAAGCATGTAAGTGCCGGACGAGACTACACCGGAATTGACATGTATTTCACAGGGCTGGATGAGACAATCCTTCCGCCTGAACTACAGGGACATTATCGTGTTGGCATTCGTATCGCAACAGGAGAGATTGGAAACGCTGCTACGTCTCTTCGCCCATGTGTCTGGAGAACTCAGTGCCAGAATAGCTTTGCTCTTCGCGCTGGTGGTGTTAATGTTCGCGCTCTCTACAGCAAGCATACGGTTCATCGTCTGTTTGCGGAGACTGTGAACAACACCTTTCAGTTTGGCGTAGCGCTTGTCAATGAGATTGAGGCTTCCAAGGAATTCCCAATCCCCGATCTGGACGATGTTCTCTGGGGATTCTGCGCTGTCAAGGGCTTTGGGAAGAATGTCTACGAAGCTGCTAGGGCTGGAACAGAAGGTAGCCGAACGCTCTTTGGGATCATCAATGGCATCACCCATGCCGCGAAGACTCAGGAGCCGGTTCTTGCGGATCAGATGCAGACAAAGGCCGTTGATGCCCTGTTCACCCGCATGAAGCAGAACAGGGATGAAGAGGGCGGTGTTTACACTTGGGACATGACTTCTCTTACCAGAGAGGAAATGGTGGAACGTGTGGATCATTGGCGCTCATTTTCCGATAGGAAACTAAAGGAAGAGACGGTTGCCGAAGAGCTTGGAGACTAGGAGGTAATAATGGAAAAAGAAATCAGCGTGCTAATTGGACGCTTTAAGGCGGTAATCTCTGATTTGAATGTGGCGTCGTCTGCGCCTAATATGGCTCCGTGGCAGACAAAGGGGATTCTAGAAATGCTTGGCAACGTTCAGCAGGGAGTGTCTCGTCTGATACTTCTTTCTGCAATTGCCGGTAGTCTTTCTGGGCAAAATGCCAATTTGGTTAAGGAGGCGCTTCCCAAGTACGCGAGTTACATCACGGGGGCAGAGTTGGACACGCAGATGGTTAAGCTTCTTGTGGACATGGCAAAAGAAGTGGACATGAGCAACATGCCGGAGCCGCCACAGGATGATAACTTCGCTAAGTTCAAGAAGGCTCTAGAAGCGTAGTTCTGTAATGGGAGAGGGGAATGCCAACCCTCTCCCTATAAGGAGTGATATGGATGATGATAACGATGTGCTCAAGGTTGGGTGTGGATGCCTTATCTACATTCTGGCTTATGCATTCGCAATTGGTTGGGCTGTTCTTTGGTGGAATATTGGCACAATGGCAACGGATGGAATGGGGACCGGAGCATTGATTTGCTTGTATCCCATACTAGTTATCTGGTGCGCCAGTCCATTCATTAGTGTTACAGGATCATTACTCAAATGAAATATGTAGGTGGATTTGTTGTTGCGCTTCTCGCGCTATCGTTTCTGATTGGGTGGACTTGGATTGTCATAAGCACTGCTTTCAATCTTCTAAATGGTCTTCCAATTCAATGGATCATGGTTGGAGTCCCGGCAGCATTCTTTGTTGCTTTACTGCCATGGCTATGGATTGGGAAGCAAATGAAGGATGATTAATGAAATACACAATCATTGCTACGCCCGGACCTGAAAGATATGAAGTAGCCAAGTTCTTTTGGCTTGAGGATGCTTTTGAGTATCACGTCGCCCATGGCGATACAGAGCTTTTCTACAGCGGCGAACGCATGTGTCGTATAACACAAGACGATAGGGTTGGCTTTGTTAGAGACCCATCCGAGAAGATTGAATTCCTCAATCGTTTGTCGGAGCAATGCATTGGAGTGGACGAGAGAGAATGGAAGAGAACACATCCCCAACCATGGGAGGGACCGAACTGGCAAGCCCCACCGATGCGGAGCTTTGGGGATCCGAATTGGTATCCGCAAGGGACAACAGCGCCAAAGGAATACTATCGGTATGTGACGGTTGGCGATTCCGTTATGAAAAAAGAGGACAGTACTGGTGGACCCAGTTCTATTGCCAACACGTAACAACTCCATGGAGAGAGAGTCATAATGGTGCAAAGATTGAATGGGAAAGACTACACCGAAAGGATGGAGATCCTACGGAAAGATCTAAACTCCCTGAGGAAAGTGACTTCGCCACAGCCCCGGAATGTGACCCATTTAGCGATAAGTATGTCCCAGAACGGAATTTCCAATCGGAAAGCACGACTCCTCTGGCTCTCGGACTTGCTCCAAAGGGAACTCTTGACGACAAAAGACCTGAGCGAAAGCGAGCTAGAGAGTCTTTACACGCTCTGGGACGGAGAGACAAGGGAACTTATACTCCTATGCTATTCGGAAGCTCTCTTGAAATGGATAGAACAGGGGACAATCAAAGTGAGGAAGAAAGTTGACACCCAAACAGATGAGAGTGAAAGAGAAAGTGGCGAAGAGGGACAAGTTCCGATGTGTGGTGACGGATTGGGATTCAGTCTCGGAGACATGGAAGAATACTTTTACACAGGGGACTGATGGTGGACATGTCTTTGTTCCCCGCGCTCTCTTGCCCGGACGAGATGATACATACCACGAGTACAACATTGTGCTTATGTCAAACACCGCGAACTTGAACTTTCACCGGTCAAAACGCTTGACAGCGGCCAAGTATTTGGTTAAGATGTATGGTGTAGAAGCGATCCAAAATTGGATCAACAGCCTTGGGATGAAATATCCCGTTCAAGTTCTACGCTGGATGTCCAGCTTAGAGGAGTCAAAATGACAGAAGATGAGATGAAGGAAGCCTTCAACAAGAAGAAGGCAGAAGTGCATGCCTTGGCCCGAAAGGAAGTCAAATATAAGGTCCAAACCTTTAAGGCAACTACAGGCAAAGCACTATTGGCCCCATACATTGATGCTCGTGACGTATTCCGCTTTTTGGATATGCTCTTTGGTATGGGGAACTGGCAGACAGAACTGGAGCCAGTAATGTTTGGCAAGGACGCTACGTCCCTTGCATTCGTTGGAACCATTAAGATCCGTTATCCGTGGATGACCGAATGGGTTTCCTACACGGATGTTGGCATGCTTGAAGGAGCCGATGATGACGTAGAAATGTCGGTAAAGGGAACTGCTTCTGGCGCTTTTAAGAGAGCCGCAGTTCAGATTACGGATGTTCTTGGCAGATTTCTTTATGATCTTCCGATGGTTTGGATGGATGCTGTATCGCGTGATCCAAAAGACCCAAGCAAGTGGAAGGCCCCAATGCCTTGGGAAGTGGATGCCTTCATCAAAGGTGGCATGAAGCCTGCTCCAAAGATCAAGGATAACTCACCATCGGTTCAGTCCAAGACTGCTGCTCCCAATGTAACAGCCGAAAAGGTTTCAGAGAATGTAGTTGTTTCACCGCCCACTGAAAGCGAAGAAAAGCCTGAAAAGGCTATGGACTGGACGGAGTTCTGGGGACGATTTAAGAACGATGCTGATGGACGCAAGACAGCAAAGGACTTGAAGGACAAGAATCCGAAGCTTACTCCACGTGAGCTATTGGATCTTCTGAATAAGAAATGACATATAGACTTTGTTACATAGATGAACCTTGGGCTTATTTCACAACACAAGAGCTTGTAGATCAAACCGGCGATGACTGGGACGATGCTCCCTATAAATCCAATGCGGGAGAGCCTTACGAATACAACGATCATGACCGCAAGGCGCTCAAGAAGCCTTGGAGTATCTACAAGCTTGCGTGGGATTCGCCTGAGTTGGAAACACCAGACGAGCAATGGTCCGTCGATAGGATCAATAGCGGAGCGGTCGCTTGGCTTTCTACTTCCAGATGGGTGAAGAAGGACAAAATTATCAATATTCATGCTGGTATTACCTTGCAGAAGTTCAAGGAAGCCATCTTGAAATCGGGCGGTATGGTTTACCTGCCCACAAAGGAGAAGAATGAACATCAAGATTGACAACAATCTGTACGTGACAGTTGACCAGATCCCAATGGATGCTCGTGAGACTGTCGTTGAAGTTCCTACACACAGGATCCTTATCTATGATCGGTCTGGGAGTATGTACAGTGTTCTCGGACAGGTTGCCGAAGACATGTGCGCCTTGGTAGATGCCTTTAGTCCAAAAGATATTCTGTCCATTGGGTGGTTCTCTGGCGAAGGACAGTTCCGCTTCATGTGCAAGGGAATGTCCTGCGACAAGAAGGGTGATATCAAGCGAGCGATCCGCGAGAATGCTTCTACCGTTGGAATGACATGCTTCTCCGAGATTTCGGCTGATGCCGCTACTGTCGCAGAGGAAATGAGGGCGTTTAAGCCAATGCCAACTGCTCTCACTTTCCTGACCGATGGAAACCCGGTTGTGAGCAACTACCAGAGGGAAATGACGAATCTCAAGTCTGCTCTCAATCGCCTTGGTGGAGTGGTTGAAACCGCAGTGTTTGTGGGATACGGCTCTTGGTACAACCGCGAGACGCTTTCTAGCATGGCGTGGTGGACAGGCGGCACGTTTGTTCACGCCTCTTCCATTAACGATGTAAGGAAGATCTACTCTAAGTATCATGTCGATACTCAGGCAGAGAAGAGGTTTCCATACCGTGTTCCAAAGGTGAAGAATCCGATTGCGATTTACACTCTTCATCGTGGCAGCGTCTCACTCTTTGATCCTAATGAGACACAAATTCTTGCTCCACAGGGAGCGATTGTTGGCATTATTCAAGAGGCTAACGATGTTGCTGCGACTCGTGGTGTTCTTCCGAAGGAAACAATCGAGAATGCCATGTATGCTGGCGCTCTTGCAGCCTCTCAGAATGCTCGTGCAGATGTGGCTATGGCTATTCTTGGGACTCTTGGTGATGTTGGACTTGCTCAGCTTGTCTCAAACTGCATTACTCAAGATGAGGTAGGACATGCAGAGAAATGGCTTATCAGTGCCGTAGAGGGCAAGGAGCGATACGCTCAGGGCAAGAAGGTTGGTTGTGTTCCAACGGAAGATGCAACAAGCGTCTTCGATATCCTAGAGGTGCTTGTCAACGGCGATGCCAAGTTCTATCCCTATCATGAGGAATTTGAATACAAGCGCACTGGAGTCAAAACAACTGTCGCCGAAGGCTATTCTAAGTTCACCGCCGATAAGGAGGTTGCTTGCCCAATCTCTGCTTTGGTGTTCCACTCCAAGAGGCTAAATGCTTCTTTGCAGGTCACTATTCCTGGCACGATTGAGCTTGGGAAGGGAGCGAAGAAGATTGGTCTGCCAGAGACGTATCCGACTAAGCAGATCAGGACATATACCATCATCAAGGATGGGCGGCTGAATGTCACTCGTATTCCCGTTACTCTCAACAAAGAGACATGGAACAAGCTTTACAAGCTCGGCGTCTTCGATAGGACTTGGACTCGAATGGACGAGAACACTATCGTCACGATACCTCTTTCTGATTACCCTGTGATGAACAGAGCGATGGGAAAGCGGTATCTCAGCACGAAGATTCTTGGTGGTCTAGTGCTGAATGAGCTTGGTCTTGAGGCGGAGCTAAAGGCTATCAAGGCTCGTCTTGCCGAGTATGACACGACTCCTGAGCCAACTCCGTTCCAGACCGCAGAGCAGATTCAGTTCTTGCTTGAGGCTGGTATTAGCGAGAAGGGCATCTACTCTCCTCCGTCAGAAGCGGGAGAGACAAATGATGTATATGAGGCTCGCGGAGTAGAAGTTGTAATCAAGGGATTGTCTTCTCTTCCGTCAGTCAATGATGTAAAGAAGAAAATTTCCAGCGGGAAACCTTTCACTCGCGGAGAGAAGATTGTTAGTAGCGCCATGGAACAGATTGACTCTGTTATCAGGGGAGAGCCGGACAAGCTTGCTCGGTTGCAGGAGCTTGAGAGGAGTGTCAAAGACGAGCTTCGTCAGGTTCGCTACGAGATGGCGAAGACTCGTGCAGCGGTCATTCTTGGTGGGCGCTGGTTCACTGAGCTTGGATCTCGCAACAACACTATGTTCACGCATGGAGATTACGAAATCGAACTAAAGGATAGGCTAGAGCGGGTAGCCTATTAGCATGTGCTTTCAGGGTGGGGGACTACATTACGTGGTCCCCCACGGGAGGAAGATGTCAAGGGAAAAAGGAAAAGCTCCAGTAAGCGACATTGTTACTATGCTTTTTATGGGCGGGATTACCGTTGGTCTAGTCTGGTGTGTCGCGTGGTCCCTTAAGCAAACTATTGACTTCACTGTTTATGCCCTAAAAACAAATGAAGTTGGTGTTCCTGTTGGAGTGATCGTTCAGTTCTGGCAACAGCTAGCCCTGTTCGCAAGAAAGAGAGTCACCACAAAACAGGAATGGTATATCTGGAATGGATCCTTCATTGGATCCTACTTTCTAGACGCTGGAACCAATGTGGGCCAATGGCTTCGCACACACCCAATCGAAGGGAATCCATTGCAGGATCTTAACGACTGGTCTATTGGCGCAATTGGGTGGCTATTTGGTCTTGCTATCGTTTTGATTATGCCGTGGTTCGAAGAGGCTCTTACTGTATCTCTTGCCGCTACTCTTCATCACCTCAACATTGTTCTTGTTTATATGGACAAGGATACAGAGTTTCTGCACTGGGCAGAAGAGAATGTCAAAGGACTTTCTCCGTTCGATAGGGCAGTAAAGCCGCGTGATATCGGACAGCGACCGCCACAACAGCAGCAGAAACAGCAGCAACCATTCGCAAAAAAACCGCCGTTCCCGGTGAAGGAAGATGACTAATGACAATTGTAGTAACACTTAAAAAGAATATTATTGGGCCACTCCTCTTGATTGATGGGGTGCGTAGGATTGAAACCATGCTTGAAACCAAAGACACAATGGATGTAATGTTTCAGGTAGAGGAGTCAAAGGAGAGAGCATTCTATCGCCTGCTCCAGAGGTCAGAACAGGTAGAGACTTGGAGTCTGGTTCCGGAGAAGAACAAGTGAATCCTTGGTATACAGACCTAATCCTTTCGGACGACAATCCCAACCCTACCCTACAGGTAAGATGGACATGCACTGCGGATCAAGCAAAGAGTTGCGCTAGACATATTGAATATATTGCCAAGAGAGAAGGGGTTGAGCTTATCTACCATGGTACAAACGAGAAGCCAGTTTATAGCAACTGGTTCATTGCTGTTCCACCCAACCCCTCTCTCGGAGAGGTAATGAAGTTTGTTGATAGTGGCATATATGCCTATCAAGAGTCAACCAAGACTGATGATGAATCAGACTGGGTAGCGGATCTGTAATGGGACTAAATCTGATACAAAGACACCTCAGGGAGATTAAAGCTCACGAGTTTGTCTATGAGTTCGCCGGACTTGGATTGAAGATCTCCCCAAAGTTTTCCTTTCGGAAAATGAGGAAAGAGAAAATCATGGGCGTAAGAATCAACCAAAGGCTGTGGACTCTTTGTACGGATTTCCTACAGGAGATTGGCGGAATAGACAAGAGAGAGAAGGAGGAAACTCTTTCTCTCTCTTTAAAGGAGATCAGGGAACTAATCTCTTGGTATGGATTTGCAATTGAGCGTCTGGATCTTGTCCAGACTTTCTATGACAACACTGAGGGCGCTGAATTCAGAGAAGCCATCAGGTGGACTCTAGAAGAGGCAACCATAGGCCAGATGCAAAAGGCGATTAACCACCCTTCTTGTCGCCGTAGAGGTTTACACTCGCAAACACTGCCGCCTCAATTGCAGCGTCAATACGGTTTACGTCAATCCCTTGAAGCCCCTTCTCATTCAAGAAGTTCTGAACAAGCTTCAACGCAAAGTCCTTCTTAGCCTTTCCTTCATTCAGGATGGCTCCAGATAGACCGGATTGCTCTGCCGCAAGAACCGCAAGATCAATGAACTGAGTAATCATTCTCCAGTTCTGGTCCCCAATCTGAATCTGGATCTTGGCTGTCTGGGCATTGATCCAGCGCACAAGGAATCCTACAAGAGCAGTAGCTAGGATCGGAAGAAGAGTAACAAGTAGGGTATTAAGTAGTTCGTTCATATCTACATTTTACCCCCGGAGGAATATGACACTAGAAGAGCGAAGAGCTTTCGCTAAGGAATTGATTAGCTCGGTAAGCGATGAAGTAAATATCATGCTTAAGAATGTTCCAGATCACTGGACTGGGCATATGCTTAGGGCGTTCATCTCTGACTGGTTTGCTTCCCAGGCATTTTTTGGCATGATGGATCCCAAAAGACAAGAAGAATACAGGGAGTCTGCATTGGTTGAGTGGTGGATGCCACCCTCAAGGAGATAGATGGTTCAATACACAAAAGGAATCGTAAACTTCATTCGACACCCATGGGACGACCGAAGACTAAACGAGATATGGGTGGAGGGAAGTGGATTGTTTGTTTTCCGAAAGCCGCAAGGGTATGTAAACCCAGAGGACGCACGATTTGAGGCGGGCAGCAGGGTTCTCACCAAGGACGACATTCCATTTATGGTATTCCCATATCCGAATCTCACCGAAAGGAGACTCGATCTTATGGGGCAGGTCAAGAATCTAGATTGGATCTTGGCAAGGATTAAGAATAGACGATATGACCATCCCAAGATTTAAGCGATGGGATGGATTCAAAGTGGTTAATGGAGTAGTTAAAACCATTACTTCTCCATGGACTGGCGGCTTTGTATCCAGAGTCTTCGTAACAGGCAAGGACTGGTATTTCTTTAATACTGTCTATCGGACCTATAACTCCGTCAAGGGCAATGAACTTTTAATGGATAGAGACATTCCGAACATCTGGTATCCAGAACCGGAGTATGCGGAAGAGCGTCTTTGGGCTATGAGCAAGACCATCAACCTTGATAGTGTTCTTAAGCGTATTAAGGAAGGAACCAATGGACTCTTGCCGGAAGTGGAACAAGAAGATCCGTTTCTTGAGGAGGATAAAAATTCAGATGACGAATGAAAAATATGAGGATGATGGATTTAGCTACTTGCCCGACTACATGCAAGAAGCAATTCAACATGATCCGCAACTCCGAGAAGAGGTAATCAGAGTGGGCAAGATCATAAGGCATTGGGAGCCAAATGAAGAGGGTTATCCCCGCTTCTGCACATGCGCCGTAGCGTTGGCCATCGAGATCTATGACCTTAAGAAGGAGAACCGGTCTTTCCGAAGATCACTTTTTAATCAGGAGCCAAATGTCTACCTTTAGGATGTTCTTCACCAAGACCGTAGAACTACGTGCCTACGCAGAAGTGGAATGCATAGGTCTGGATGACGCTAGGTCCACGGCAATAGCTATTGCCAAGGAACAGGGTGGAGAGGCGGCATATGATCTGGACTGGCACATTCAAAAACCTAGCCCAGTTCGTGTAGTTAAAGTGGAGGAGGTTAAGAAAGAGTAATGATTTTTTATCTAACAACCCCAAAAGATCGGAATCTAACAATGCCACAATATATCCAAGACTATATTGTGGACTTTTACTTTATCGACAACACAAACACCCAAGAAACCTACGCCTATTGGATTAACGCCAGTGATGCTATGGACTTTGAAGCCTGGGTTCTTTGCGACGATGCAATAATTAAGTGGAGAACTAAAGATGTTGTTCCACTCCAGATTGTTAGCTCTTCCACCCGCCCATCCAGCCAAACTTCCTAGTATGCCAATACGGATGGTATACACCCTTATGAAACATCGAGAAACCAGTGCACCACTCAGGGAAACCATTGGTTACGAGAGCTTTGTAGGGGGTCTTACTAGCGTCACACAAACACCCATTGTCAGCAATCATGTATTTACCGTTGAGGGATATACCTACTGCTTGGTGGTGTTGGTGATGGGTGAGAACGCTACATTCATATTTCTGGGAAAGCTGTTGGCCTACATTGAGCTTGGACTTGGAGTACATAATCTGATGAGCCAAGAGCCACTTAGGGTTCTTTAGCCACATCCGGTCAAGCATGGTCACGCGGATCCTTTCCGGGGCCATGTTTGCCGGTCGGAAAAGATCTACAAGGTTGTCTGGTCCAAGCTCTCCCTGAACCTTCCCCATTAGTCTAAGGTCATGGTTCCCCATGCACATGTAGAACTGATTGAACTGTGCTCCCCAAAACTCTAGGATGGCACGAGCCGCCTTTAGCTCTTCTGAAACAGTTGGCTCTCTTACGACTGTAGGCCACTTGGACAGGGAGGAGAACGAGAACATATCTCCAACAATTGCTAGCTGTTTGATATTGTGAGTCTCTGCAATCTCATTAACAAGAGCAACCAGCTTCCAGTCCGTATAGGGAACATGGACATCACCCACAACCATGACATCGCCAGAGATCTTGATCTCAGCCGTGTTATTCATTACTGGGGGCTTGATGTTTGGTGCTCTAACGTAGAGTCCGCGTGCCTGATCTTTTGTGATTCCAAGCTTCGTCCCAATCTGGGAGAACGACATTGAAGGATTACCCTTCTTAAGTTTTACCACTTCGGTTTTCAAGTCCATATATCTTTTCCTCAAGTTCTTTGATTCGCTTATTAGCATTGGATAGTGCTTCTTGCAAGTCTGCAATCTTGCCGTCGCGCTGAACCCTCTCGATTATAAGCGCATTACGCTCATTTACAAGGTTCTCTACCTTAATTTCTAGTGCTTGTATCTTCACTTGAAGTTCATGCCGAAATGCTTTAAACTCTTCGTCTGCACCTATAGCGAACTTGCCACTTAGGGTAAGGCGAAAGAGCAGCCACCTGCCGATATAGCCGACAATTACTGTCCCAAGTGATGAAATTAAAGCTAGAAGAACCTGATCTGACATTATTTATCCCCCAATCTGAGTATGACGTACATTGCTCCAATTGCAGGGACAAACATGATATTGCCAAAGCCTCCGTAGAAAATACTAATAGAGGCATACCCCATAAAGAAGTAAATGATTGCAGCGAGTGTGGCTGATATTGTTCTTATTCTCCTGCTATTCTGAAAAAGCATTCCCGCCGTTTGAAGCACGAGAAGAATTATAAGCACCCCTATAGGGACTATATCTGGGATTCCTGCTAGGCCATAGTAGCCCGATGTATCGAGTGGAGCCAGAAAGATAAAGATCAACCAGAATGTGGTTGTCGCAAGTCCTGCTTCAACCGCAATTGGATCTGCTCTTAGCAGCCGGGCCAACCATTTACCTAGGATTTGCATATTGACACCCCGGTAAACCATGTGTTAAAGTCATTTATATGGGCATCTTTATTCGCACCCTTGAACGTATCGTTACCCCAAAAGTCTGGATCGTGGTAGATAACCCTGTCGCCGGAAAGCCGCGTAACCAGAACCCAGTGCAGCCCCATGAACCCAGTATCCTGTTTCATGTAGGCGGGAACTTTCCCATAATTGATGAGGCAGATACTCTGGTCCTTGATGACATTGGACTCGATAAGTGGAAGTCCAAGAAGCTTCCCAAGGACTACAAGATCTGCTGAACTTGTCCAGCCCTCACTGTTATTTAAGAGGGTCACACAATCATCTACTGTCTTGTCTTTAGCCAGTCCACTTCCCTGAGCCAGCATGAGGACGCATGCTTCTCCACAATCTGCTGTAGTGATGTTGGCGGTCATGGACCACTGAGAGATATATGGTATCTCCGAGTCTGGGACCACCATTGTCTTGTGGATCCAAACTGTAAGTGGGAGGAAGTCATTCTCCGGTGGGCCATCTATTCGTAGAACATCTCCCGGCTTAGCATAGAACAAGATGTTGCTGGCGAACTCTGGAGTAGAACGTATGTTCGCTCCGCCCGGATTTGACACCCTGCTCTTTGTAGAAGGATTGGCTTCTTCCCACTTAGCGTCCATTATGCCCACCAAGCCTTTAGAGTATCTTTGTATCCCCTAACATCGTATCCAGCCCACGAATTGTCCTTTCCATACTGGAAGATTGTGCTTCCTACGAATGGAGAAGGCCATACTCCGGGGAATGGGGAGGGTGGAACCTGTCCCGAAACGATTAGAGGATGCTTGTTGTCGATAACAATTGGCCTACTCTGCTCCTTTTCGTTATAAACAAGCCAGTCCCTAAAGGTTGCCTGATCTACTCCATGGGCTGGAAAGCCGCCCACTCCGCCCTCATCTAAGCCGGTTTCCGTAGCCCACACATTACGTACTCGTGGATCAAATCCACAAAGGGTAAACAGGAAGTGCCAACGGGTTAGCCACCACGGAGACTTTCCATCGGTGTTCCACCCAAGAGTGGGACTGTAGTTGTGATTGTCCCATCCCATGATGCCGTTGTTGTAAGGTTCGCTATAGTAGTTTCTAATGGCATTGCAAACGCTTGGGTCTGTGTAATCTGGTGTTCCCATTGAGTAAGATCCCGCCAAGTAGAAGGCGCTAGGGTGGAACCTTCTGATTCCCTTAGCCACCTCAGTATCAAACCAAGCCCGTCTCTTAATCCCATCAGGATCGCATCCAATACCATCGTCATTCTCATTTCTCCCTACATACCCAATCCTTGGATCGTTTCTTGAACCTTCGCTTACTTCCAGTCTCTGGAGCATTTGATTCGGATCTGGATTCAGCCCATTCAACCACGCTCTGTAGATAATCACCGTGTTTGGAGCTTGCTGCGCCAGTTGAATGGAAAGAAGCTTGTTGTGCATAATCGTGACAATTGGAGCTTTCAACTGCGTTACTGCTTCAATTGCTGCGTCCCCATCCCCAATTGCATGCACTCCAATAAGGGGCTTTGTGGAAGCTGGTGGTGGAGGAGGCGGTGGAGTTTCCACTGTAATCAGCGAAGACATTACCCATCCCTCTGTCGGTGGAGTCCCCGATGTAATAAACACATCGTCTGGGCTTACCAATATCCTAGACCAACCGTCCAATCTCTCCTCTAGAACACTAATCTTTGCGCCATTTCGAATAGCGCCCATTACATTGTCTGGTGTTCGTTGAGGAGTTCTTCTGAGTCTCAAAAACCATAGGTCTGATGTTACCGTTGCACTTGTCATAACACAGATTATAATATGGACATGAAAGCCAGAATCAAATACTCCCTCAATAACGAGACAAAGTTCGTTGAACTAAAGGTTCAAGCCATGCTTTATGATGCCGTTCAATCCGCACTTCATACCGCGCTTCCGGGCTCAAAGATGATTGGATACAGTAGGGTTGTAGAACCCGTTGCGAAGCAAACCGCCGAGACTCCTGCGGAAGCTCCTGCCGAGAAACCAAAGAAAGAAACAAAAGCTCTCTAAATTAAAAGCCCCCCAAATCGGGGGGCTTTTGTTATTCTAGCTTCTCTGCTAACTCAGCTATTTGAATTGCCGCTCCGAACGGCCAGTTCTCGAATTCGCTGACTTTGGATTTGAGCCACTTCCAGTCCTCCGGTTCAAAGAAGAGGCTTGTTGAAATATCCTTGTCCCACGACGCTCCTGTATCGGTTACACGGAAACCGAATGCTTCCTTCTCTGGTTCTGAGATTGCAAGCTCCTTTAGGATTCTTGCGGCTGTAACAATCTCAGACATTTTCCCACCGGGAAGACCGCCGATAAGAGAGATGAGCGTGGTTCTGTCCCACACTCCTAGAGATACTTCGTGTTTCATATTACCTAGTTACGTTTCTAACTGTGCAAACAACTGAACCTGTGATTGGGTTAAATGAGTTTCCTACTACCTGAACTAAGCGAATATACTGACCATAAAGTGTTGTGTGTGTGAATGCTACGCCAGTAGTTACCTGTCCAGTAGCTCCAAACGATGTCAGGTCAGACCAAATCACGGCGTTAGGAGAGTGCTGAATCTTATTTGTAACAGTTGTTGCTCCTGTTGTTGTGATTGGAGACATTGCAGTTACTGAACTGTAGCAGTCCGCCTCACCATAGCTTGCTGAGAAGAAGCTCGGAGAAGTTGTTGTTGCCGCAGTTGTTCCAGCAAAGTTAAAGAGAGTAACATTGCGTGTTCCAATAACCACTTCTGCGCCTACTGGCTGTGGGGCGGTTAGGAATGCGGAGCTTACTGTCATAACAGCTAGTGCCGCAATAGAAAGGATTGTGATAACGAGACGGGATTTAGTTAGTCTGTTCATGTCTTTTATTATACCTATACCATTGGCGTAATCTCACGCCATTCAACCATTACGGACAATTGCCACGTACCGGCAGCATCAAAAGCTTGACCGGCCCTAATGCCAAGAACTTCTCCAGCCCTTAGTGTAAGTGGGTGGTCTTGGAAATCCATCACTTGCTCATAGTATGCGCCAGCAGCGCCTACATGTGCGAGAGGCATGATCTTTAGTGGAACAGCTTCGTATGTAACGTTTGTTGTCGTGAGAGCGGCAGTAGTGGCGATTCTTGTGTCTCCACCACCAGCAGAATCAAAGACAGACGCCCCCATAACAAGATGCTTTGGTGGGTTTGGATCAATCGCGCTACCACCAGAAGTAACGGGAGAGGAGCTTACTCCACGGAAAATTGCAAGCCTTCTTCCTACGGTTAGAGGAGTCGTGTATACAACAAGTGTCGTATATTGGAGACGAATCCTATCAATTTGCGCTATTCGAGAACCAGCAGTTGTCGATGACCTCATTAGAAATACTGTAGCGAGAGACGCTAGAGCAGCGGCCATTGTTCCTGTGATACCAGAGGTTGCATATGCCTCTCCAATCGGATACACGGATGTTCTAGATACTCCACCGGAGTCGATACGCTGGATATTTGCGGGGTTAACTGGATCTTGTTGTATTGCCATTTAGAGTCCTACTGAATAAGCTATTTTAACATTTCCAATCATCAATCCATAGGATGACCAGTAGAAGGTTATTTCTGTGGAAGATGTGACGACTCCACTTATTTGGATTTGTCCATACTCGATCTCATCTGCCAGAGTTCCCTTGTCCGTGTAGGCATCTGGAACCATGAATGCGTGAACGAATTTCCCGGTGGAAAGTCCAGCAAGGCCAGAAAGAACCACAACGCCATCATATCTAGCTCTGTCGCACAAGTTAATCATGGCTGTTGACCAAGTGGTTCCAGAGGATCCTGTTGGACCTTGAGGCCCAGTATCTCCAGTCGGACCCTGAATCCCCTGTATGCCTTGTGGCCCCTGTATTCCCTGAGGCCCAGTGCTGCCAGCAGGACCAGTGTTTCCAGTGGCTCCTTGCGGACCAGTCGCTCCTTGTGGACCAGTAGAACCGGTGGCCCCCTGTGGACCCTCAACACCCTGAGGGCCTTGCGGACCTGTTGCGCCTTGTGGACCCTGAGATCCGGTATCTCCTTTGGGCCCAATTGGACCCTGAGGGCCGGTTAATCCCTGTGGACCAGTTGATCCAGTCGGACCTTGTGGACCTGTAGCTCCTTGCGCTCCTGCCGCACCAGCGGCTCCAGCAGCACCCGGAGATCCAGCCACCCCATCGGCGCCAGCAGGACCAGTAGCTCCTGTGGCTCCAGTTGCGCCTGTAAGTCCTCTTGGGCCAGTAAGTCCAATTGGCCCTTGTGGACCCTGAGGACCAGCGGGGCCAGCAAGTGTTCCTTCCGTGGGGACTGTTACAGAAACAATAGCTGATGGATTGACAGCAACGGCAATATCATTCTCTGAGACGAGAGTAACAGTCACACTCGGGAGCACTACTGGTTCAATTGTGATGTCCATTAGATCCCCTTATCTACAATTGCAAATGATCCCGCAAGGATTGTCCTTGTCAATCCACCGCTTGTCATGTCAAGGTTCCAATCATATTTCCCAACACCCATTGCAGTGCTGTTTGCCGAAGTAAAGGTTAGCTTTATTGATCCAGTGGGAGCATCCACAACCGTTGGGGTTATTGACAATGCTCCATACTTTGCCGTGAATGTAACATTGGTAATATCCTGATTGATAGATATATTGAGAACGTAATCATCGCCCAGAAATACAGTGTGATTAAAAATGGCGGGAAGTTGGTATAGATTTGTAGTCATTATCCTAAGTCTCCAATAGTATCTGACCCCAGTAGAAGAGTTGCGGCAGGGAGAGTCTTGACGGTATGAACTCTATGCCCACCGGACATGACAAGGAACTTTTCCCTGAGCTTGCTTTTTACCAGCGCACGTATGGCAGCTTTCTTCTCGGCGGCAGTTCCAGAGGAGTTGATCTGGTCATACTCGTATGGAGTCACATAGACCTCTATAAGTCGGCAGTTGTTATTCCCATCTCCTGCCTCAAAAGGATTGATAACACTGTCCCACACCTTGAATTCAACACTCAGGGCAACAATGTCGCCGCCTTCGTTTTTGTGCTCAAATACATTCGAGCGGATTGCTTTTTGAAATGCCATTACGCTATCCTCACCCAGTTTGTACCATCACTCTTAATTATTACTCTAGACCATTGGGCTGTGCCAACATTAAGAGTCGTAGCTCCGTTAATTGTATCTGAGCCAGCCCTTGTAATCACAATATCCTTTGTTCCGGAGTCTACCTTCACAAAGATATACTCTCTGCCATTGCATGTTGAAGCCGCCACGAGTGTTGCTGTAATGTCCGCAGCACTACCAGTTGTCACATAGTAGGCACTAGCATTGGCATCCACAGTGAAGTTTGCACTCTTGGCTGTCCCTGTTGTTGCAAAAGAACCATCTACATGGAGCCTGCTTGTCGGAGTTAGGTTGGATCCAAATCCGGCATATCCGCCACCGGCATTGTCCAGAATGTTCATGTGATACGTTCCCGATCCACCGAACCACTTAAGCTTCCCGGTTCCACCAGCGTTGTTATTAAGCTCCATGTCGTAGTTTCCGCCACCAGCGGCAGTAGAAATACGACCAGTTGCATAAAACGACAAGGAGTAGAGATTGGTTATCCCTTGGTTACCCATAGAGAAACCAGCGCCGAAGTTAATACCAGAAGCACCTACCCCAAGAACGTTCACATATCCATCCCCGGTAGAGTTCATACTCTGTATGTTCTGGCTGTATGGGAATGTAAAGTATCCGCCAGGAAGGGATCCGGCTCCAATTGTCAACCCTGACACAACAACGCCTGCCTGATGGAGCCACATTACATCAGTAGTGCCAGATGGACCAGTTGAGAACTTGCCACCAGTTGTGTTGAACGCGCCAATTGCCCCACCCAGAGATGCATCAGCCGTATTGTCCTGATAGGTTGTTGTCGTATTGTCGTTGATTGTGGCAACAAATTTGTAAACACCAAGACCATTTGCGTTCCTGTAAATAGATCTAGAGGTCACCACCCCTGTAGTCCCTGTCGGGATTCCAGTCAAGTTGATCTTCTTGGAGGTGACTGTTATGCTGTTTGATAGGTTTGCATACCATCCGGTGTTACCCTGAGCAGTATTAAGAGTTACCTTGTATCTATATGTTCCATTCGGATTTCCCGCTACGCCACTATCAGCAGCCGTTGGGCCTGCTGGAGTCGTCTCCTGCTTAAACTTGAAGTTGGTATATCCCCAGTCCCAAGATGGAGTAGATGTGCTATACGCAAAAGATGGAAGACCGCTAGAGCCGATTGTTAAAGCAACCCAGTTAGAGGTATCGTACCGCCATCTCATTTGCTCGGTTGTAAGCGTCAGCATGGCGCTACCGCCGATTGTAAGTGCGCTTCCAGACTCAGAGAGGATTGAGTCTCCCTGAGATAATGCTCCGGTCCACTTGACAATCTTCCCGTTAGTTCCGGTCCCCGTATGGCTTGTTGGAATATCACTCAATAGAGCAATTGTTCCACTGGCATAGGGGAGATAGATGATGTTATTCCCCGCAACATCTGGTGGCCATAGATTGATTTGACCAGATGTTAGACCTGCCAAAAGCAGGGGACCGCGATGCTGTAGTGAGTAGTTACCCGCAATAATATCCATGTACGCGGCTGATGGAGTAACCGGTATCTCTGGCATGTTATATGTAAGAGGTTCGCCATCCCACTCCACATTCCCAATATCGTAAACAAAGGTTCCTGTCGATGTTGAATACCAGTAAAAGCCAGTTAGCCCAGACCCATAATTCCACGTTTCATCTATTAGCCTAATGTAATAGCCATCTGCTCCGGTTACCGGATTCAGCGTCACATCCATGTGATACCAACTGCCGCCAACGCCATTGTCGGTTCCAGATAATTCCAGATATCCAGCACTAAATATCTGCCTTCCACCGACAACCTTATATGCCCAGATCCTGACTTTCTGATCGTAACTGCCGTTATCTGGACCGCCCCACGAATAGTTAAACGCCCAACTCCCCGTGGGTGTCGCAAGGGCGAGATCGGCTGTTTTTATGTCTAGACTGTATGCCGTATTCCTATTTGACCCGGACCCCGCATTAAGTGTTGTTGTGGCCTTTAGACCACCAGATGACGTAACAAGTGTCCCCGATTCTGTAAGGATGGAGTTCCCAATCGCATTTGTCCCGGTGAACTTTGGAATCGTTCCGGTTGTGCCAGATATAGCAGAAGTAATGTCGCCAACCAAGGCAAGTGTTCCAGTAGCTGTTGGAAGAGTAAGTGTTCCAGATCCGGCTACTGCATTGGCCTTAATTAGAGTCGCCCCAGATGTTGATCCACTGAGTCTAAGTGCTGGCTGAAGAGTGACATAGCCCGTTCCGGCAGTTGTTCCGGAATAGATTGTCATTGTTGCGCCACCACCATCACCACTCAGGGCCTGGAAGTCTACACTCCCTGTATATCCACTTGTTATTGCATTTGCCGCCAAAGACAGCAGAGTATTTGAAGATGTTCTGCTTGCGGATAGTCCGGCATTTATATTAAGCGCAGACATACTAGCGCCAGTGACCGAGAGAGATGAGTCCCCAATACTATTTGTGCCAGTGAATTTGGGAATCTTTCCAGATGTTCCGCTTATAGCAGAGGTGATATCAGATGCAAGCGCAAGAGTTCCAGTAGTAGAAGGCAGGGTTAGCGTAGGAGTAACCGTAGCCGCCGCCTGAATTGTCGCAAGACCCGAAGTGGCCCCTGCTATTTTCAAAAGATTGCCAATCCACAAGGAATCGTTTATTTCTACATTTCCGAGTGAATCTGCAAGAACTTGGGATGTTTTTCCAACCAGAAATGCTTTGTTGGCCGTAAATCTCGCGGCTTCTGACGAGTTAATCTTAAAGAGAAGCGCAAACGCGGATAGTGTTCCAGAGGATGTCTGGAACGAGTTTACAAATGCCTCTGTCGATGTTCCGGATATTTGAACACCCTTACTGTTGTCTGGATCCGATGAGCCAAATGATGTAAATGCAGATGATGTGCCAGAGCCATTTGGAATGGCACCAACATTAGATGCCCCGTTCGTTGTAGACGACTGGAAAAGCGTTCTATTTACTCTTGGGGAGCTAGAGAAATCTCCCATTATCCTTGCGGAAGTCCCAGAGATAATTACCTGAACGCCATTAAGAGATAGTGTTGAGGAGTAACTTAGCTGACCAGTTGCAGACACATAGGCTACTCTGCCTATCTCTCCGACAAGTGGAGTGGGAAGCAGTGACGTACTAACGTCTACGGCATTGCTTGTGATCTGAGTGCGCCCGGACACTACGTTTACATTCGTAACTCCACCAACTGTTGTAGACAAACCGTTCCCGGCGGTAAATGCTCCACCCCCACCGGATGATCCAGATGCCATTACGCTTGAGCTAGAAGTTACCTGTTCCTTGGACGAGATAGGAATAGCCTGTTTCTCGCCATCCGAGTGGAATACTATTGTTACATAGTCGCCCACATTTGGAGAAAGCCCACCTGTCTTCACCTTCTGAATAACAGTATTCCCGCCAACGGCGATAACATCAACATATCCACCCTCGGATCTGACGACTCTTCCGATCTTTGTTCTTGTTGACTGCTTGGAGCGTATCTCTTGATTAAATAATGGCATAATATTTCCTGCACGCAATTGTAGTCTTTGCGCTACCAATGGTCATCTCGTGAAGAACCGAGTCAACCACATAATCATTTGATGTTAACCAAGAGATACCATGCTCAACATCAATAGTTGGGAGAAGTGTCCCTGTTATCTGAAGACGTTCGTTTGATTCCCTTTCTTGTCGTATTTGAAGTCTTGACTCCAGTCGAGCATCACCAGCAGTAAGGATCAATCTGTTTGGGGACTCTCTGAACACATATCCGTTTGTTCTAATCCAAGATGGATCCACAATCTCTGCAAACGTGGCCCCCGATGATTCAACATGTCCAGCGGGAACCAATGCGTTTTGAGATTCAGAATATGATCCGGTGTAATGCCCCTTCAGATTTCCAGTCGTAAAATCGTGAGACCACCATCTATCAAAGTATCGTCCAAATGCCAGTCTTCCGGTTGAAGTGGGATTCATCTTTACCCATCTGCCATTAAGTAGGAATCCCAGAGCAGATGAGAACGGACTTCCTCTGTCAGAAACAGTAGCTTCAACTTCATCTCCCATGCCATCTACCCACACCATAAGATCAGCCTGTGTAGTTGCTGTTTCCACCGTAACACTGGATGAGTCCGTGTTGTAAAAGATGGATCCAGCCGCATTGGTATATTGGGAGAGATCAAATGTCCATAGCTGTTCATCCATGCAATCAACGGATAGAACATCTCCAGACAGAGATACCCTGAATGGATGTGTAAGATTTGTCGCAATTGGGATGAACAGCGGAACCTCTACCTCTTCCAGAATGTTTGTTGTCCCATCCCAAGTTAGTGTTAGCTTCACCGCTCTTACTGAAGTATCTCCAGTAAATGCGAGAGCAGATCCGTCCCAAGCAGAAATTGTCAGAACATACTTCCCGCCTCTGAATTTGGCAACCAGATTCTTGAATGTAGTGGATGCCTTAAACCAAAAGGATGCTCCAGCAGAAGTGAAATAGCCAGTGTTGATATCCTGCGGAGTCCCTGTCGGGTTCCAGCTACCAGAATAGAATATTGGCTTTATTCCTGCCATTGATACTGTCGAGTGAATGGCATCTGTAGTTGACCTATATGGACCAGAGAAGGCTGTATGCCTGAGGAACTTTATTGAATCAGTAATTGCAGCAGGAGCGGGAAACGATGCTGAAGCATGTGGCTTCACCGGATACAAGCACATGTATTCACCTTTTGAGTGTGGAACATATTTTGTTCCGAGTTGTCCTCTTGCCCAAATGACAGCAAAATCGCCCTCAGTCCAAGCACTTGGACCGGATATTGTCGGTTTATTTAGTTGTAGATACTGCCAATATCCTGGCGCTCCCTCGACCGTATATCCAGTGACATGAAGATCTGTGTAATTGCTTCTTTGGACCGCAAATGGCTGAAGAGCCAGAACCATCGCGTCTGCTCCCATTCCAGCAGTTCCGCTGTTATTCCACCCTTTCCAAACACTTTCCACACCCGGAAGGTGATAATAGAGACCCGTATATGAGTTATACAGTGTTGCGTCTCTTATGTTGAGAACCCCACCATAATTTGCGGAATATGGAGATGTAATTGGGGAAATAGTTGTCGGGATAAACAACAAGTATTCGTAATTGGATGTGTTTCCCTCTCGGACTGTCTTTTCTCCCCATCTGATTACTTCATCCCCAATAATCATGTATCCTCTCAGGGTGGCATTGTTGCCGTTCCGATATGACAATCCCAAAGTGGTTGTAAGCAACGGCGATCCACTCGCCTGAGTGATTCTATGGAGAATATTTGGGACAATGGCGAACTTAAAGTACTGCCTGTCGAATGTATCACGCCCTACATTCCAACCGGTAGGAAATCCAGTCCCAGAGAATCTATCTACAGAGCGGTGATAAGAGCCAGTTGAATACCAGTCTCCTCCACGATAGTATGGCGATGTCCTTGCGTACAATGCGCCAGAAACAATAATTTGCTCGTAATAGTTGCCATATCCGGAAACTTCTGTCGGAACGATTACCCCAGAGCCAAGATTATCAAAAGTTGTGTCATCATTAAACAACTCGAAATCCTGATCTGATCCTGCTGTGGCAACAGAAGAGGATGAAAACCTTGTTACTCGTGGGCCAGCCTCCGCATCGGGCCAGATGTCATTCTTTTTGAACCATCCATCTGTCCCCATTGCCGCGCCCGTATACTTCTTTTTATCCCCACGAATAATGAAGTCTGTGTCTGAATGCATTTTGTAGTATGCTTTCAGAACATACTTGTTTGAAGTTGAGCTTAGTGGATTCCCGCCACCTCCAATTGGGTCGTAAGCTGTGTCCTTAATATAGGCCAAAACCGCTCGTCCAAATGTCTTTATTGCTATATCGTATTCTTTGTCTTGGGCAATTGTGACATTGGCGTCATATTTGTATGATCCCGTTCCGGCCAGTCTATGCATCTTATTGATCGTGGTTGACGATGCGTGTGGGCCAACACCAAAGATTGTATCTTCTTGCTGGGAATAGGAACCTGGAGCATTGGCTCTGTTTCCATTGATCCCCACGGTCTGCTTGCCCCCCGGAGGCAAGTCCCATCCAACATGCTCTCCCTCGACTGGTGGGACACTAGCTACTGCAAGATGAGAGCCAAGCACGTTAAATCTGTTGTTCTGTGTAGCTACAGTCGAATCATTGTACGCAGTAGTAGAGTTATCAAAGTTGATTCTGTTCCCAAGTGTTGGAGAAGCCCCACTCCTGTCCTCTGCTGTTCCAAGAGACCCATAGATTGGCAGCTTTGTGGGAGGACTTATAAATACCCCCGCCATTTCTCCTGTTCCATACGCAGAAAACAAGGATCCGAATGTCTGAATACCAACATGGTTATCTACGTCTGAATCAAAGAACACCCTGCTCTTAACAAGAGTATTGTGGTTGTTCTGAGTGTTTACAGAGTAGAAGATAGCCGGTCTGTTGATTCCCCACGCTCTAAATCCAAGAGTATCCCAAGCGCTATAAATATTGTCTTGAGCAGTCTTGTCAATAAAATGAGCAAGACTAGGAATACTATCCATCGCCCTACCGGTTAGCTTGAGTGGGCCGGAGGCTTTAGGCTCAAAGAACATGTCAATTGGAGCGGTCCAGTTTGCCATCAATGTGCTTGCGGCATCCATGCCTCTAAGCGTTACTGGACTATTCAACCCACCGTCACTCGTTGAGTATTGCTCCTCCTCAAGAATGAAACTGCCAATTTGAACAGTTGGGTGCGTTCCCGACTGGGCTTCATTTGTTGCCCAATATCGCAAATCAATAGAATTTCCAGACTGAAATTTTGATAGAGATGACCTAGGAACAACAATCTCAAGCTGATTCGCTGAGCCGGATGATCTAGATATCGTAATGGACAAGATATCGTCTGATGGAAGATATGGCGGGTTATGCGCTCTTGTCTCCTTCATATTTGCCCTCCATACCGAACCATCATTGCCAAATGCATACATGTATGGATCTAGCTGTGTGTATGGATCGGTAATCGCCGCAAATCCAGTCCATGCACTCTCGGAAGTGAACTCTGAACTCCAGTAAGTAGCATTACTATGAGAAGCTATGGCTACTGACTTACCTGTGTTGTCTAGAAAGAAATTTCTAGCACCAAAGGACCAAGCGAACTTCCCGGTATACATACCACTTGAGTTGCTGTTGGAATCGTTTAGGAGACCATTGCCTATCAAATAGCAGCTTACAGAAGTAGTTACCCCATCATCTGCTGTCCTTGTAAACTCTCCGGATAGATATAGCCCAGACCAAATCCTGTTGAACCGTGTATCAACCTGAACAAGTCCAGTTGGCTTGAACGAAGTTGTTCCCATCTTGTCCTGATAATCAGGAGTCAATGAATTGTATGTAGGGATAATCTCCCTAACATCTGAACAGAATCCATCTTTCTCAAGGAAATACATTGCTTTTCCATGCTTATCCGCATTAAAGACAATAACATTTTGTCCAGTCGGAGCTAGAGAAGCATTAATAAGACCCGGACCACTCCATGGAGATGCGAAGATAAAAGATGTCCACTGCAATACACTTCCGTATGTATCAAGTGGGGAGTAAGCCATGTCTGTAGCAGCAATCGGGAATTGCCAAAGAGCATTTAGCTGAGTCCATACGGCTGATCCCGCCCCGGCTGTTGCATCCACCTTCCAGAATTCTATTGTTCCGTGTGGAATAGACTCATTTGTAGCTCCCGTTTGGACTGGAGTGTATCTACCCACGGCGACAATGAAGATATTTGTGGCCACTTCTGATACTGACTCCACTCTGCGAATATTAAGAGTGGCTCCAGTAAAGGAGAATGGACAGTTGGTTGCTACATCCGAATGAACTGTCGCATATGAACCGGATGTTCTTGTAATTACGGCCTTTCTGAGAGACGGTGTTCCGCTAGAGGTTGCCCACCTAGCATAAACCACTTCGCACACAACCGTAGCGCCTGTATTCTCGTCCTGAACCGCCTCTACTGTTACTGGTCTAAAGTGAACTTTTGGAGAGACGTAGTATCCACTCTCTGCCGTATTCAGGTTAACAGGAGTCATTAGACCCCCACCAGACAAGTACTTGGGATCCTTACTCTTGTCGTGCGCTAGTCTCCAGTATCCGTCATTTGCTCTCCACCAGAAGTTGGCTTTCCAGCGTGAATTTGTATCATTCCCAGAGTAAACCATGTTGTTAATCTGCTGGACACAAAGAGGGAAATTAGGATCTATGCTGGCCCCTACAGGAGATACAACATTCTGGAAGTTATATACGTCTCTGCTAAGCCTATACTCCGCCTGTGGGATATAGGTTCTGGTTGTTGGCATGTGACTCATTACAACACCTCCTCAAATTTTAGGTTGTAATAAGAGAACGAATCCGTGCTCCCGAGTACGGGGATTACGGGTTGTTCTTCTATGTGGCCCTCATTAGCCAAGATCACAACAACATCTGTTGTTCCATCGAATAGTGTCAATGTAAGTGTTCCTGTAGTTTTCTCTAAGGCGAGTAGTTGAGCTTTAGTAATATATGAACCCGACTCCGTATCCTTTATTCTGGCCGTGAGCGTAATTGTTCTCCAACTGGCAGGACCAACTTGCTTAGTAGCCTTGCCAGTTAGAGATCTGAGAATCTGAACCGGAGTATCGTAGGACAGATGATAGGAAGGATGAACAACTCTGATCCATCTCGGAGTATTACTATCTGAGGAGTCCTTGATAATTAAGTAGCTGTTCATAGTAGAGTTCTTCTAGTATTCCTTCGAAGCGCATCTCCTCCATGGGTAATTACCGCTTCTGCGATAACTTTACCATCAATCGTTACGTAAACAGGAGTATTTTCCACAACACTAGAATTGCCGCGCCCTATCATTGCCGCTGTTCTTGTGGCTGGAATTACATTTCCTGGTCTATCAAATCTAACCAATTCTGGACCAGCATCTCCGAGAAGAATCTCGTCTCCGGCCTCAAAGCGCCCACCATTAGCATAGCCTTTGGCTGGACCACTTCTATATTCTGGCTCTTTCCTTGGGAATGGAATTGTCACTCCCATTGCCTTAAAGAGAGTATTAAAGAAGTCTTCCATCTGGGTAATCATTGCGGAGCTATTTGTGATTACCCTCGTTGCCGCCTCCGTGTTAATAGAGTCGATCTTTAGGCGAAGCTCTTCTGCATTCTTGATTTCGGTTGCCTGCAAGCCAAGTCTTGCTTGCTGTAACTTGAACTGCTCATCACCGAACTTCTTCTCGGCAACCCATCTTTCTTGTTCCTGCTTGTAGTTGATTTCCGCGAGCTTTCTATTCTCTTCGAATTGAGCAACATCTCTTGCGTGCTGATCTTTTTCCCTCTGGAAATCTTCTTCCGTCCACTTCTTTCGCTGCTCAAGCTGCTCTCTCTCAAGATTCCACCTCTTGTCCTCAAGAGCGGCCATTGTCTGGAAGTTGGCAAGCTGGAGTCTCCATCTCTCGTCCTCTCTCTTGTACTTGTCCTCTTCTCTTGTCTTCTCTCTGTTGAGTTGCTGAGAATCTAGATTGAACATCTCCGCCGCTCGTCCGCGCTCCCTGATAAGCTGCTGCTTCTCAAAACCCGTAGCTCTACGAATGTTCCTTTCGGCGTCTTCCATCTGCCATCCGAACTGGAGTTGACGCTTCTGCTGATTGAACTGCCAATCCTGCTGGAAGTACTGGTGGCCAAGATCAAGCTCTCTTCTCTGATATCCAAGATCGTACTGCCCCATTGCGCGGCTTTGTAGCTGCCCAGCACGAGACATATCAAGAGACTGCTGTTCCCAACCAAACTGCACTTGTTGTCTTCCATACTGAATCTGCTGACCTTGCCACTGGAAGGCCATATTCATCTGCTGGAAGTTGAAAGATCCAGTCGCGTTGTATTGCCCATATGGAGTTGCAACAGATCCGCCGAACTGTGATGCGCCACTCAGGGCAAGTTGTAGATCCTTTTGCGGTCTATTTACATTTAGCTCAAACTGACGAGCAATATTGGACTCTTGGAACGAAATGCCAATTCCCGCAAGTTGGTTCTGGTAGGCCATCCTTGCGTAGCGCTCCTGCAAAGCCGGGATACCACCCTTCCCTTCGTAATACTTTCCAGACATTGCATCAATGTCTTCATTTGTGAAGGAAACACCGGTCTGACGCATCATCGCCTGAACGGTTGGGATGCTTTCCAATTGACCACGGACATAATCTGTTGTCATGCCTGTTGGCTGAGTGTCTCCGGAGATTTGTTTCTCCCAACCAGCCGCAGAATCCATGGCCTGAGTTAGTCCACCAAGAGATTGCTGGAATAGTCCCACTCCGCCATTCTTGAGGTCTACACGAGTTGCGGATCTCCAGGAATTTCCGGGTAGAACATTGTTGCCGCGAGCGAATATGGCAGAGTAAACAGGATCATTACTCATGAACCCCATCAGTGCCTGATACTGACCCGCATTCAAATTTCTCTGCGTTCTTGCATATTTATCCTGCCAGTCAGTGAGATTCATTCCCATCAGAGAACCAGCAACCATTATCTCGTTGGACTGTTTTGCTCCCAACATTCCGCCATCATCTATTTCCGGCATTGCATCGGCCTGCATATTGACCGCTCTACGGGCCATCGAGAAATTTTGCCCCGCCAGAAGTCGCATTTCCATGGCCCCATTGCCACCAAGTCTCCTAAAGCTTTCTGCAAATCTTAACTGCCCAAGCTCAGACTTGTCCGTGTTGTATATGTTAGAGACACCAGCTAATTGGGCTGCGCCAGTTCCCATGGCTGCGCCAATTTGCTGAGCATTGCTCATTACAACATTTGGATCCGCGCCATATCCGATTCTTTCTGTAAGTCTAGCAAAGTCTGGGCTTGTATTGCTAATACCATTAGCAATCAACATTCCCATCGTCTTCTCTCGCATATCCCAAGGCATCTTTGTGTTCTCCCAAACACTGCCCATCTGCGGGTTGTTATCCATTGCGAGAGCCTTAATAGCAGCCCCTCTTACTTCGCCAGCGCCAATTACGGATGGCCTCATTGCCTTATCGTAAGAAGGCTGGAACCCTTTCCCAGAAAGAATATCTCCGGGCAGTTCGGTGAATCTTGTAAATGCGCGGCCAATCTGCTCGCCTATTCCTAATTGTGCATAAGATACGGAGCCAGCACTTCCGAGATCACGTATATCCGCCCCGACTCTTCCGCGAATGTAATCTGATATTTGCTTAGAGTAGCCAGTCCCAAATATTCCCTGCTGTCCAGTAGCGATTGTATCTGCGGCCCTTGAAGAATAGTCCCCACCATAACCAATTCCATAGCCAACACCAGCGGCAATTCCTAGCCCAAGACCAACGGGAACAGCAAGACCAGCAAGTATTGCTCCAAGACCTCCAGCGGCAACACCACCCATGGCAGAAGAAGCGAATCCAAGACCAACGGCTGCTCCAACACCAGCAGTAACGGCAGAGCCAATGCCCTGAACTAGTGGATTAGAAGCAACAAGATCTGGCCTACCACCCAAAGCGGTTGCAATACCGCCCATGGTTGCGTATCCCGCATAGTTTCTGCCGGACTCTATGCCCTGCCAACGCCTCATCGCGTCATGAATTGGACCACCTTGCCCGGAGAATGATCTGTCTCCCATGCCAAGCTGTGCTGCAAGCTCTACTCTGTTCTGATCTGTTTCTGCCGCTCCAGAAAGCATTGGGCCAAGTGTCATTCTCCAGTCTCGTGCCATCTGGAAAAGGAACATTCCACCCATTAGACGTTCAATTCCTTTTGCAGAACCAGTCTTAGGTTTTGGAGTTCTAATTTCGCTTAAAGCATCGCCCTGCTCTTCCGTAAGAACAGCACCCGGAGACACACCGCGATCATCTGCGGTTGCCTCCAGTTTGGCTTTCATCGCGCCCCTTAGCTTCTCATCACCAGTAGCGTTGACAACGCCCATCGCCTTATCTTTCGCTTCTTTGGCTTCGTACTCGGCAACCTTGATGTTCTGCAAACGATCCTTAAGACTCTTGGAACTGTCTCCGGCATCATCAATTGCTTTGCCGAAATTCTCCATCTTCTTCGTAAGATTCTCAAGAGCCTTCTCGAAGGGTTGAACGTTTACATCCCCTCTCTTCATCGCCGCTTCAAGCTCATCCTTACCGATGTTCTTACGGATATCTCTTCTTCTGGCCAAGTCTTCGACATGCGCCTTCTCGTACTCGGCTGAATCTGGACCAACACCATGGCGAATGTTTCTTGCTTTTTCCAGTGCCCTTGTTGCCGCATTACCAAGAGTTCCTGCCATCTTTAGGGCATCTTCATCAAATGGCTTGCCCTGAGTGTCATATACAGTTGCAACCAAAGCCGCTCTTCTAGCGCTTTGGAGACTTCTTCCAGCGGCTTCAAGCTTACTTGGTGAAGATCCCTCGTCCCCAACAATATCCATGAGTTCGTCAATACGGCCCATGCCCTGACCATATTCCTGCATTTCCTTTAAGCGCTCATCATCTGTGAGATATGGATTAGGGTTTGGACCAAATCTGGCCGTAATTGCTCTGTTTCTTCCTGCCGATACGCCCGGCGTATACATGGCATTTGTTTTGTTTTGTTGTCCCCTTAGGACATTCCACATAGAGGATGCCATTTGCTGAGCGAACTTGTTACCCTGCAACATGCCTTGAGTAAGGTTCTGCATATGACCCTCAAGGGATCTCCATTGGTCATCTGACATGCCAAAGCCACTGGCCGGAGGCTGTCCGCCACCGCCTGCGCCACCAGAACCATCGCCAACACCAGTAGGTGGAGTCCATCCAGTTTTGTTGCTTCCACCTCTTCCGCCACTAGCCGCCGCAGGAATCCATGAACCCTTAAATCTTCCACTTCCCCTAACGTTTGTTAGGAACTGCGAGACTTTCTCTGGGGATGCATCACGCGGAGATGCGCTTCTTGCCTCACGAACACCAAGCGCCCGCTTGAAGAACTTTGCTTGCCTAGTTCCATATCCGTCTGCAACTTCCCTGTTGCCCGGTGTCCAATTGTCTGGATCAGCAAGAGCAGCCAGAACTTCACTCGGCATTTCTGACGCTTCATTCACCTGAGCTTGGAATAGATCTCGTGTAGCCTGCGCGTCGAAGCTGGCAATGTGCCAATTATCGGAGTTTTCGTACTTCTCCCAAGAGTTATCACCGGATCTTCGCATAAGCTCGGCTCTTCTAGCCATTGTTTGGCCAAGCGTATTTTTGCCTTCTACTCCACCGATAACTCTTTCTATTTCAACCGTATCTAGGATGGTTGCCTTGGATGCGCCTTTGCCGCCAAGCCACGCATCATCAGCGCCAGTAATGTTGTGACCAACAATAATGTCGCCCTCTTTTAACTTACCGGCCCAAGCTCGATAGTCTTCTCCGGACTTATTCTCTCCAGTAGAAGTGACAACCCTTAGCTCATCTGCGGACAGTTTGCCACTTGTGTAAAGAGCCTTTACCGATTCATTCCCCTTCCGAACACCAACCTCATCCGAAATAGGATTGTTGTTTCCCCAGTGCTCTTTGCTCCACTTTCCGACCGGATAAAGCTTTGTGTCAACATTCCCATTCTCGTCCACTGTGGACATCTGCCACACGGCCTGACTTCTTGTAGGCTCATCTTGGAACACGCTTTCTGTGTCCACTGCGACCACTTTGCCGCCAACATCGCCAAGACTGTCCAGTTTTGCCTGATCTCTAGGCGGAGGAGTTACACTCGCAAGCGCTACCGCCTCGGCCTTCTTCTTTACTGTCTCCTGATAATCCTCTGGAAGAGCAGCACCAATACCAGTATTAATAACCTCTTGATTGCGCCTTACTTCCTCGTCCGGCATATTGTCAAGTTTTAGTGATCGGAAAGCCTTTGCGATTGACTCAGGAATACCCTTCGAAAGCTTCTTGTACCAATCTCTTGCAAACCCAACTCTGCGCCTAATTCTGCCGACGCTTGCATATAGATCTTCGTCTTCCCTACCAGCCTTGACAGCTTTCATTGTCTCTTCCGAGACTTCTTTCCATTCCTGTTTCCACTCACCCGCATTTTGCGTTGTCCGCCTTAGGCCAGAAGATCTCTCGAATTTATCTGCGATTGTCTTCCCGTTGGCATCCATCATTGGGCGAATCGTTCCGCGATAAACCTCATTATCAAACTGGAGCGCCGCAGCAACATTCATCACTCGGCCAAGAGTTGATCCCGTAAGATTCGCAGATTCTGCCTCTCTAGCAAATGCAAGCCTTTCCTCATATGTCCCCTGCTGGGCAGCAAGAGCCTTATCGCGGAGTTGACGCATTTCATCGGCATCTTTACCAAGAAGAGCGCCAATCATTTCTGGAGAATGGACATATTTCCATTTGCTGGTTACATCTCCGACAAGTCCTCCTGCAATTTGTCCGACAATACCAGCCATGGATTTCCCATCTTCCATCCTTGAAAGGGCATTCATGTTGAATGCTGTGTATAGATTTCCAATACTTCCGGGAATTGCTTGTAGGTCGAGCGGATATTGATACCAAGCTCCAAGAGAAGTAGCGGCAAATCCACTTGCAGAGATTCCAGTAACCTGCTTAATACGATCCATTCTGCTGTCGTTATCGTACGCCTTATCTATCGCGCCTCTATTTAGTCCTGCTCTAAGCGATTGAACAAGGTTGTAGATTCCCATTTCTCCGTGGGCTTCTACGTCACGAGTAATGGCATTCTGAATGTCCGCATTACTAAAATTGGCCTCTTGGAATCCGCTAAAGGCTGTCTTCTCGGCGCGATCTCTTGCTACGTTCTGAGGCTTATCGCCAATCCATGGCTGTAGAGCGTCTGGACCCATGAGTATCTTCCCAAGATATTCAGCCTCAGACTCCGATCCTCTTTGATGCTTATCCAGATATTGAAGAGTCTCATCAACACCGGCCATGGCCGCAAGAGTGCCAAATGCCCTTCTTGCCAAGGAGTTGGGATCAATGTTACGTAGCTGATATGTCTTCTCTCCGGTTGATGGATCAATTACCTCTTTCCTGCTTCTCCAAAAAATCTTGAGAGGATCACCGTCTGAGTCTCCAAGAGAGAGCATCTCGAATTCCGGAGAGATGTTTACGGGAGCCCAATCCGGCATCTCGGAGTTATAGATGACATTCATTGGAGAAAGAGCAACCTGTCCCGGCTCTCTTCCAGCGAATACGGTTCCAACAATATCCCCAGTCTTTGCATTTGCAAGAATCTTATCTACTTTGTCCTCTTTGCCGCCACTTCTAGCGAATAGCTCTTCAAGTTGTCCGCGACCCATCATGATCGCGTTCTTACCGGCAAGATCCTTGTCTGCGCTGTATTGTGTATAAATACCCTCGGCCTGAGCCTTCCCTATTTCTGCACGAGCTTCTGGGCTGGAGATGGACTGAACAATATCTGCATTAACTCTTTTGAGAGCCTCTTCTCTTGCCGGTAATCCTGCCGCAGAGAATAGTTGCATGTAGCTTCCGATTGCTCCCCTATCATCCTTGAGACGCATCATCTGAGATGGAGATGGAACAACTAGTCCATTTACCTCGATTTTGTTATTGCTCTCTGGATCCCACCCATACTGGGTCCTTAGAACATGACCAAGCCTGCTTAGTTTCTTCCCCGGCTCTACGTCCGGGAAGTCCTCTTTACCCAGTGGAGCAAAGCCGCTAAGTGATGTTACTTTCGCACCCTCATCCAGAGCAGTAAGCATTCTGAATGTCGGCGTTTGAGAGAAGCCTCTAGAGTACTTGTCCCATTCATCTGTATCCATGATGCCAGCATGAAACGCTCTTTCCATGTCGGCAAATGTCATTCTTGATGGAGCGTTGTATTCTGCCGCTGTCTGTGGAGCAATAATCGGAGAGTACGAGAATCCATTGTTTCTCAGATTCGGATTCTTTTTGTAGAACTCTCTTCTCCAAAGACCCTCGTATCTATTCAGTTCTCGTTCAATTCTTGCGTCTTTATCTTGCTGCGCTTCTGGACCGGAAAGGATTTTATCCGCCTTGCCTCTATAGCTACGGCTTGATGAATACCAATACTGGTGCCGAGCGTCCAAAAGACCCGGACCCTTGTTTACATCTCGTTCGTTTGCAAGAATTGTTCTTTCCGCCTGCTGCGCTGAAAGAGTCTGATCAAAACCAAGAACTCCCTTCATGAACTTTGTCTTCATGGAACCGGACGGAAGAACTCCCGCCACTCCCCATACCAGTTGGTTCATGTGGTAGGCTTCGCCACCCTGAGGCATTAATCCCTCATCATCAGATTCGAAGACAATTCCTCCAACCCTTTTCCAGTCTCCCCATGAGTCATCCTGAATTGTTTGATTCCAACCACCGCGAACCAGGCCCAATACTCTTTGTCTTTCCGCCTTATCCGCCGCAAAGGATTCATCACTTTGTCCAATGCGACGAGATAGCTTGTTTGTTACTGCCGCAAATGCGACCTCTCTGTTGAGAACGCTTTTCCCAACAGAAATCTCCTGCTTATCCCCGAAAATTGCATTTAGAAGCTGATTCGCTGCCTCGCTGTGAGATCCCACAAAGAACATCGGGGTCCTGTCAACCTTTCTTCCTCTCCATCCAGAGCTAGGTAGTTGTAGCTCCTGATCCCCAAATGTCCCGAGAGTTTGCGCCCAACCACCCTTGAGCATACTTGTCTTGGGATCAAATGGATTACTGCGAATTGAGGATTGATCTAGAACGAGACTTCCCGGAGCAATGGCAGTAGTATTCGAAAGATTTGTTTTATGGAACCTTCCTCCGGCAACAGAGGCAGTTTGAAGCATATCCAAGGAGCCAACCATGCGACCCTCGCCCAATCCAAACGCCGGGTTTGTTGTTGCTCCAAGAATGAGACTACGCCCCTGAGAATACTCTCTTCTTGACATTCCAACAACCGGGATCATGGAAGTAAGTGTAGTTATTCCACCGGCCTCGGAGTAGCGTTCTCGGCTAATACGTCTACCAGCACTAATAACCTTTCCAATTGTGTTGTCCCAAAAACCGTATGTTCCATCAGCACGCTTCTCCAGTCCAGTATTCCGAATGTAATCATCCTCCGACATGAAGCTTGTAAAAGAGTATCCACCCGGACTTCTTCCAGTTGTGATGCTAAAGAATGACTGATCTTCTCTTCCGGGGACGCCTAATCTAGTTCTGTCAACAAGGTTGCTTCTTCCAATCACATAAGCGAGTGGGGCCTCATACATAGCTCCACCCTCTCCCTGACCCTTACCTGTATAGGCTTGGTAGGGATCCATCATGGAGTTTAGGGCCTCGTGAAATGTGGCCGAGCCAAGTCCTACATGCGTGTTCGATGCCACCTTTAGAGCGCCAGCAACAAGTGCACCCATGAACTCTACGCCGGGAGCCCAACCAGAAAGTGCCCTGTTGATTGTGCTGCTTCCTCTAAAAGTATCGGAAGTTAAGTCGGCATAGTAAGCATTCTGCTCTCTATCTTGTGGGTGTCCAGAAATAACCTTAACACCAAGAGGAGCTATCTTGGAGCCAACAATAAGTCCATCTCTACTATCTCCATAGTCGCGCATTTGCTTGACAGAAAGAAGATAGCTGTTTGATCTGTCCTCGCCAATTGTGATACGGAATCCACCCGCATAGTCGATATTCGGATCGTCAGATGCAAGTTTATCTTCCCAATCGACGGATACTCCTTTAACTCCAAGTTCTCTTGCTGTATTTAGAATTGCGCTTCTTAGGTGATCCCTATTGGTTGGATTTCTTGGCATTTTTCATCCTCTCGTTAGCCTCTGCCACTTTCTGGACAGAAATCTTGGTGTTCTCGATCACATTCATAATTTCCATAAGGAAATGTGGTTGATCGTAACTGCCACCCTGCCAAGGAAGGCCATACCGCTGTATGTAATGATACTCTGAAACAATTTCGGGAGTTTCAATTTCATCAGCAGATTGAGCGTATGGGACACTGGATCCCAGAAGTACGCTCTCCCAATATTCTAGGGATGTATCCCTAATGTGGATTATTGCGTCAGAATATCTATGTGCTTTTGTCGTCCCACTTGGGATTAACCGCCAGTACGCATTCGTAAAATAGATTGATCCACTGAGACGGAAGTCTGCTCAGAAATTCTACCAACTGAGCCTTATCCTTCACTCTCTTGTAAGAACCGGCATTCTCAAACACTGGAACATCAACGCCCTCGATCTCAAGACCATCAATTCCACATAGAGTAATGAAAATGTCATTCTCTACGATTGTAAGAGGAGTTAGATTGTTTACTTCGGTAGACACATTGCCATTTGCTTCCCAAACGCGCTTTCTTGACCATAGAAGCTCAGAGCGAAGTCTATCCTCTCCGAATGTTCCCTGACGGATTGTGATATTGAATTCGCCGGCTTTCTTTCCCATTTCTGGAGCAGGGCGATCATCCCCAAGAAGATAAATAACATATCTGTCAAATGGATTGTCAGTTTCGCGGATTTCGAAGGAGAATACCTTAACAGGAGAAGCTTCAAGCTTAAACTTTGTCATTATGTCATTATATAGCAAAAGAGGGGGAATCCGAAGACCCCCCCCCCTTTTTTTAGAAAGTTAACACTAGGCAGCAGAATCCGCGTATGTCTTTCCATTGCGAATTGTCGCAAGCCAAGGATATCCACTAACGCTGTCATAGGTGACAGCGCCAGTAACCTCTGTCATCACAAACCTGCCACCAGCAAGTGTTGGGGCAGACATTGTTAGAGCAACGTTCGGAAATACCAAGTCAAGCTGGTATGGGAAGTTTGTAGCATTTGATGCAGCCTTGAGAGTCAAAACAACATCGGAATACTTGATCTGGGGTTGCCACTCGGCAAGATCGCCACCATACACAACAGCATTGTATAGAGCCTCATCCTTCCATTTATAAGCCATTCGGATCGTTCCGCCACGACTTAGGACCGTGAAATCTTCTGGATGATATGATCCAACAATCATTCCGTCCTGTGGAGCAATGGTTCCATTCACCAATTGAACCTGTGCGCCCATGAATGCAGCATCAGAAGCGGTATAAACACCAAGTCCCGGCAAAGAAATATTGCTTACGCAAGACAGCGCCAAAGAAAGAGGCGTGTCAGAGATGCCGCTTATTGCGCTTGCTGATACGCCATCCTCATCAGCAACACCATATGGTCTTCGAAGAACAACACCGAATTCAGCCTTGGCCGCTCCCATCTGCGGAAGTGCCAGCGACAAAGACACGGCTTTTCCATCGAATCCATACTCTGTATAACCAGTTCCACCGGCACTGTCTGGGACATATCTGCGGACATGAACATATGGGACATCCTGCTCATTTCCACGCGATGGAGCGAATGTCGCACCAGCATCATTACCAACAAACGTGCAAGCCTTTGATCCAGTATCAGATGTTCCACCATACCTTCTGACAACGGAATACTCCTTGTTCAATACTCCGAGTGCGCTAAGTGTCGGGCCGATAACAAATAGAATTTCCGTCCCATAATTGATGATGTCTCCAGCAACAAGAAGTGGGGCAGGAGCCGTACCGAAAGATAGAATATTCCCAGTCGCAGTTCCGTTGTTTGTAATAGCTGCCGCCGCTGCTCTTGCGGTTACAGCAACTGGTGTCTTTGAGGCCATGGCCTGCAAGAACTTTCCGAAATATTGAGCAAGACGCACTTCCATGCTGGCGGAACCAGCCAGAAATGCACCCGACTTGTATCCACCCCTCGTAAACAGAGTTGCCCCAAGCTCCTGAGGAAGCATCTCTGCGAATTCATTCACTGCAAGCGCAGCTCCGGTAAGTGGTTGAGTGAACCATCCATCTGCATCCCTTTGTGGGGCATTACCAGCAGTTGCACCATACGCAGTCTTTCCTAGGCCAAATGAAAGGTGGCCCCTAATAGCAGTTGTAGTCATCTAATTTCTCCGTGTGCCCCGCCAAAGGCACGAATTTTGCCAAATTCCGCAATTATTGTACAACAGTCTTTTCTGTTAATACCCTAAAGCGAATCTTGCCTCTCCAGTTGAATGCCGCAGGCGGACCTCCGGACTCTGAATCACTAATATCCTCAACCACTAAGACAATTGAATATTCACCGAAGTTGTCTTGGAGTGGAAGTGCTTGATTAGCAACACATACATTTACTATTCTTGAAAAGACATTCAGTGCAGTTTGTCTAGCATCGTCCCTTACTTCCTGTGTCCTTACAAAGTAAGCCTTGACCTCAATGGTAAAAGCCCTCCAATAGCGAACACCGCCACCTATCGTATAGGCCGCAAAGCCGCCATCCGATGTTCCTCCACCATACGGAGCAACCACTTTATCTTTCCACTCTGGGTTAATGCTAACATCGTCTGGATCCCCATGATGAAGGAATACAGAGATCCTATCCGTTACGGGGTTTTGCTGTGCGAGTCCGGGCCTTACTACTGTCGCCACTTCCGCGTTTGTTACTCCCGCGTCCTGTAGGCTTGCTCTTAGCTTGTCGGCCAATGTATTTAGTATCAGATTTACTATTGAGTCGTTCATGAAGTTGTACCATGCCCTTGGCAATCATATTAATTGCCGCTTCCTTCGCTTCATTGTCTAAGGTTCCTTCTTGGACCTTCCATGCATCTAGCCAGATGTGGAGAAGCTCGTGAATAGTTAAGTGGTCAACCTCTGTTTGGCCTTCAAGAATCCATATTTTCGCAAATCTGTTCTCTGTGCTAATGGAGATTGCCGCCGCCGCACTCGCTGGCAATTCGGCAGATATTCCCCAGTCAATCATTACTTCCCAATCTCGTAGGCTAAGTGTTTCCTGCCAAAAGGCGAGTGTTTTGTCTAAAGTCATGCTCTATACCCGGCTCCACGGTCTTGAATCTTGAATCCGCTTGTGATCTTCTTGTAGATATCCCAGAAATACTCCGCCTGTCTTCGTGGCGGATTGTCTTCCGGATCTCCGGCTTCCCGCTTGGTCTGCCATCTTCTAAGATCGGCTACGCCCACCATATATGGGTAAAGAATATAGGCCATCGCAAGATTCATTACTGCCCACTCCGCCCAGAATGGAAGAGATAGTGTTGTTGAATCGCTTGCAATAGATGTATAGCCGGTGTAATAGAGGATCGTAGTTCCCTGAATATTTGAATCAAGGACAGTAATTTTCCCATCGGAAATGTAGTACCCCTGCTCTACCGGTTCGGATGCAGGGAAGATTGTGATTGGCTCTAGCCATCTCCAGTCCAAAGAATTAGTGTCTTGGACCTTAATGCCAGCCACTTCTATGAGATCAGGGGGGACAGAGAACTGTCCCGCTGTTAGTGTCGGAGTGGCTGTCTTAATGTCTGCTGTATGCGTTACGGCAAAGAACTGCTGTGCTCTATTGAAGGATGCAATCCTATTTGCGGCAGGGTAAGCAGTGGCCGTTGAGTCGTCAAGAAAGATGCCTAGCTCAGTGTTAATGGTCGCCCAAGTTGTCATTTAGTGCCCTACCGGGCTAGAGGAGAGGTTTCCCCCTCCCCTAGCCAATGCAGTATTACTACTGCTGCTTCTTTGTAGCGATTCTGCTTGAACCAGATGTTATAACCACTTCAAATGCCTCAGGCTTAATGACCTGGAATTTGAGGTACATATCATAACCAACCTGCCACACCGACTGGTAAAGGTCGATTGGCTGAGGTGAGTAGATGCGCGGTGGCTGGAACACTCCACACACAACACCACCCGGAGCCGCAATCATCACGTTAGCGTGAAGGTTAAGGCCACGAGTTACGAATCCATAGCAACCAGAACCCGGTGTTGCTACACCAGTTCCCGATGTCGCTACTTCAACGTTGAATGGACGCATTAGAGGCTTGTCGAGAACAATCCTGTCGTTTGCGTCATCAATCGCAACGATCCTGCGAACAACCATATCCGGGTCGTCGTAGCAAGGAGCGTCAAGAACACGAAGCTGCTTCTGTGCTGTCACCTGAGCGGCCTGATTCCGGCGACGGTGAATTGTTACGTTCTCACCGACAACAAAATCGTTGGCCGCAAATGTTTCTAGCTGAATGTAGCGAACCACATTGCTATCAGCCTGACCAACCTCGTAAACTCCGTCTACCTTATCTGTTGCGGGGTTTGGAGCGCCGTCACGATAGTTTGCTGCCGCAACG